TTGATAAATGGTATCCTTCTTCCAAAACTTGTGAATGTGGCTGCATTAATAAAGGTCTGTCGTTACGCGACCGCACGTGGGTATGCCCGTCGTGCGGCGCGGTCAACGACCGTGATGTTCTTGCAGCCCGTAATATACTTCGGAAGGGCATTTCCGAATTGGAGAGTATGGGTAATTCCAGCGGTAGAAATACCGGGGTTCCATACGTTTGTATCCAAGAATCCCATTTGCTTTAGCTATGGGAGTATGTCAAACCTCTTGGGTTGAAATCTTCATCTATCCAACTTGGGTGATAGGCCAACACTTCTTCTCCCTCTGGAGGTTTTTCCTCTTTGAATTTCTTCCAGTTCATCTTACCTTTAATTAGTTAGACACAAATGTACAAGTTTTATTAAGATACCCTTCTGTCATCTCTATGAAATTCACACAATCTAATTTACTTAATTTGTAAATCAATGCCGGATTGTGTATTATGGCTATAATTTGTGTTTGTGGTTTATGAAATGACAATACATTGTGAATCTGCATTATGTTGTCAATGTCAAGGTTCCTGTCTGGCTCATCCATGAGAACCGTGTACTCAAAACTGCTTTCTGTTAATGTTATGCAGTTCCTTCTATAATACTTCAACAGGTTGTCAATTCTTTTAATCCAAAACGCATTTGATTTTTTCTTGTATTCTGCAAGATCTTGCATTGGAAACGCATAATCCTTTTGGTTGAACATTAAATTGAAAAGCGATTCCAGTGATAACACCACTTTTTCCCCATAAGATTTTTGAATACTATTCGCATACAAATCGAAATTGCTGATGTTTTTTAATACACTATCTCGATTTGTCTCCGTTGACGGCAATAAACGGAATACTTTCCCTATATAATCGGATGATATATCAATCCCATCAAGAACCTTGTCATCATCATCAAATATAGGTGGAAAATCCAGCGCCTCATCCGGCATTTCAGAGCACATGGACTTATCACATAACGCATACATTGATATGATGTTAAGTAAAGTTGATTTTCCACTACCGTTTTTCCCTATAATCACATTCACTCCTGGCTTGAAAATAAATTCTCTGCCATTTTCAAACGCCTCTATGTCAGAAACATATTCAAATGGAGTTTTTGTGTTGTCTTTTATTTTTACTGATGTTATCATATGTAATCCTTTTTAAAAATCAATTACCGCCCGAACCCTGCCACTGCCGTACTTGCTGTAGCTGCCCGTGTCGCCAATGAAGAAGTACACGTACCACGCGTTGTACTGACTGCTCTCAGTACTGGACCAAAACCACGCCGAGGCTAACGGTTCTGCGCCTATGTATTTAAGCGCATCGTTTATACTGTCTTTGTAATGCGCCATTAGATTGAGCTGTCTCAACGAAGGGATGTATTCGCCATCTTTCAGTAGATTTCTCAATTTTGGATTTCTGACTACAAGGCGTTCCGTATTGCCGCGTCCATTAATGTCAAACAGCGCATCACATTCACGTTCGTAATATGTCTCACTTCCGGATTCTTTACGGCTATCATCGTCAAGCAATTGTACTCTATCATGCTCCGTCAGCGAGATAGCAAACGATACGTCTTTGTGTTTTAATCCGATATAACACACATTCTTTTTGAAATTCTCTCTAGTAAACGGCTCAGCGTGTCCGTTTCCATAGATTAGATACAAACCATCTTTTCTTGATGGTACTCTATTTTCACATACGCATCTTTCATTTTTGGGACTTACAATTATGTTCAACTCATTCAACACATGATCTTTTATAACCTCCTTACATATTCTTCTTACAAAATCAAAATCTCTTTGTTTAAGTTCGTCATTAACCATACATCTGATCCAATACTCTATTTGATTGTTATTCCCATATGTATTATTCATACACTGTTTTACAAGTTTTTCCAATAATGGTTCTATGTTTTTGATTATATCTTCTTTGGTAAGGTGAAGTTCATTTAGTATGCAGTTCCTTACCGCCTTGTATTCTTTACTTGCGCTCATAATATTCTATGTGATTATATACCTTATAAAATTATTCATATCGTTTATATTTTGCTGTTACCAAGCGAGATAAAAATTCCGCTTCACAATAATACAGTGAGTGTAATTGCTCAGGTCGATTCCGTTGTCCGTAAATGTATCCAGGACCCGTTTTTCCACGTATTTGAGTTTTACTGTTATCCCCTTCTTAAACACTTCTATCAACTTCTCATTGCACTCAATAGGTCCAATAAGACAGTATCTATTCGAAGGACTGTCTGATATACAATATGTCTGACATCCTAACATGTTACTTAAAATACTCTCATACATATTTTTATGATTTTAATATGATGTTTACAAACGTCGAAACTGATAGTGACTCGCCGTATTTACATTGCTGATTTTGCTCCTTGATTTACTTGTTTTCATTTTTCTGGATTTTCAGTAATTCCCAAAAGACACTCGTTACCCTCAAAAGGAATACAATGAACAAACACCACCCCATTCAAACATTCATATTTAGTCTCCCCATCCTGATCGTCTGTAATTGTTCTTATGAATAAATTGCCCTCCCAATTGTCATCTTCATAATATTTTACTAACACTTTGTCAAACGGCTTAAAATCATATTTTGGCTTTTCTTCAATTCCGAAGAAACGTTTCAGATACTCCTTAGCCTTTGGATTATTGCTTGCCTTTAATGCGTTAATCATCCTCTGTTTTTCCGAATCTATTGCAAGTCTATAACGTTCTATATTGTTTTCGCTTGCAGCAATATTATCCGATATATTAAGACTTGTTCCCGCTGCAAGACTCGCATACAAAGATGTTAAATATTTCCCATTGGTATTTAAGATAAAAATATAATTTCCTTCTTCGTTGCTTAACACATCTCCATCTTTGAATGTGACATATTCTGGAACTTCAAGAAGAAGACGATTTGCGTCGTTAAACGCTTTCCCCGTGGACGAAAACCAATCCGCTAATACAGGAATCGAATGAATTACAACTAATAAAGGATATGCATTACACAAATCATCTTCATATACTATTTCTGCTCTATTTCGTCCTTTCTCTGCCACAATCTGACCTAATCTTTCGCCTTTTCTTATTTTCTTTGCCGTTTCTAAATCAAACGGGATTGTTACCATTTTATGTTCCATAATCTTATTTGTTTTAGTAATTATATACTATTTTACGACATCTATGTTGTAAAACATACGGATGATGATTAATTTCATATTCTTCTTTTCTAACCTTGTTTCACTCAATCGAATCACTAAGTCCCTTGTTTCGGACAAGACGGTTGAGCAAAAGAGGTCTTTGATATAAGGTTTTACCCTAAAAAATATTCGTTGGGTAAGTAAAATCAAAAACGTTTAGTTCAGTAAAAGAATCCGGTGATCTCACTTTTGAGCAACCGGTAGAGGGTATTGGTGATACCCAGTATGATGCTTCGTACAAATGTATATCATTTTTCATCTTTGATATAAAATGGTGTATAATCACCTTAGTTTCTAAAAATTTTTGTTAGTTCCTAAAAGATGTTCGTTCCCTTCGTATGGGATACACTGACTAAATGTTACGCCTCCCAAACATTCATATTCGTCATATGTTCCTGATCCTCTGGAGAATAAATGCAATTTCCACCTCTCTTGGTTAGTTCTTCTCACCAGCACTCGTTCAAATGGTTTGAAGTCATGTTTCGGCATCTCATCTAATAGATACTCGTATTCACTTAAATATCTTTTTATTATATTTATTTTTCTACTGTCTTTGGCTTTTATAATCTTTTCTGCTAAAAATTTCTTCTCTTCTTCTATAGCCTTTCTTACATTCCGATTTTTATCTCTGTCATACACATCAGTCCATAATGTGCTACGATCAAACTCAATATCTCCAGATGTTGCCATTCCGCATATACTTCCCATTGCCCCTTTGGTAATAAGTCCATCATATATGAATTGACATCCTTTAGTGCTTGTTAATATATCTCCTTCCTTAAAATACGCTCCAGCCTCCACTTTCAATTCCAGAGTGGAGTTACCAAGAGTGCAACCTTCTGTGTTAGCATATACAGCACTTATTCCACGTCCATCTTTTTTTTGCAAAAAGTAAATTATAAGAATCTGCACAGTCTTTCGACTCATATACAAATTCTATTTCAATATTATTAATTAATACCGAACCTTCTATTTCCCCACTTTTAATTTTTCTCGCCGTATTTAAATCAAACGGAACAACAATTGGATTTTCCATATCTTTTCGTTTTTAATTGTTATAAAATAGGATGGGTTACTTACGCCCATCCCAGTTGTTTTGCAATACTTTCCATCTCGCTATACGCAATACGATGACATCCAGCAGTCAGCATATCGTTTTCATAACGATTGAACGCCCATCTGTGACCGGTTACATCCAGTGCCAAATCGTGCTGGAACTGACCGCCATTATGGAAGACCTTAATCAATCTCCAAAGTCTTTCACCTTCAGTTAGTTCTACTTTGATACCCTTACTGGTTTCGATTTTTCCATTCTTAATACGCAACCATACGTTCGGCTGATCATTCTCAAACCGACAATAATAACTTAACTGGGAAATCTCGCCATACTTCCACATTTGTATCCGTTCTTCCAATGTTTTGTTACGGGCCTCTTCCTCTTTTCTTGCCTTTTCAAGGACTATAGCCTCTCTCTTTTCACAACCTTCTGTCCATCTTTGGCATCTGATCGTATATTTAGCCCATGTTCCTTCACCATAAACTTCATCTACAATCACATTTACGGCTCCAAGGACTTCCAGTGCTTGATGATTCAACAATATCTGGAAAATACGTTTCAATTCACGGGCATGTTCACGTTTAATCTTATCTGATTTCTGTGATAATTCATGGTTATTTCCAAACCATTCGTTTGCGCTCTTTTTAAGAAGACGCTGGGGAGTTCCCATATCGAAGAACTCAATATAACCCATCAGATTTTTAAACGCTCCCCAAACATTCTGATAAGGCAATTCAGTTCTGGCTTTCTTGTATTTTTCAATAGCATCTTTAATGGATTCCAACCCACTGGTGACAAATGCCATATTACCAGTATTTGACATATTATATCCAACACTGAATACCTTTGAGCCAGTTGGTATTGCTTCACGAATATAATATTGATGCTTGCTTGTAGTAGAAGAATAATATCCATCATTAATCAAATACGCCTTTTCTCCACGCTTGTTCCGCACGATTCTTCCAGCCTCAAAATGTCTTCCATAGGAGTAAATACTTTCTCCTTCAAAATAGAAGTTACTACCATTCGCTGATTCTTGCTTTTCGTTTGCCCATAAGTGAGCGACCATTGAATTGTTCATATAAATATCTTTTTAATTGTTTAACTCATTTCTGTTGTATGGCTCCCTCTTTTCGTATTTTTCAATTCGTTCGATTATCATATCGCAGAAAACTTGTCCCTCTTTTTCGGAACCTCTAAAGTAACCAATCATCTTCAGGATATTTCCGTCAAACTCATGGATAAACTTGTTGTAATAATGCTCGCCCATTACCCGTCCGTATTTTTCTACGAACAAATCCTTATCCAATGATTCATTTTTAAAACAACGATTATAATCCCATCTTACAATACGAAATAGTGTTTCAAAATCCAATCTTTTCATATCCTATGTTTTTATTTAAGTTCAAATTTGATTCCTTTCAACAATTGAGATCTATTTACGTTATTTACAAAATTATCAAACTCTTTTTGTGTGATTTTGTTTTCACAATTATTCCAGTTGAAAGATAAAGTATTTGAATGAGGGTAATATATAGCATTATCAGTAGACAACCCATAATCAAACACACAGAGCATTATCTTCTTTTCTGCTTCTGCTTGTCTGATTCTCTTATCGTATCGCTCACAAATTTCAGCACGCTTTTTCATCATCTTTGCCTTATGAGCCTCTTCCCTACGTTTTTCTATATTCTCTGTGGAATAATACCCTGCTTTAATGCACTCTTCAACAAGAGATCGTTCCTCGTCTGTTAGTGTCAGGGTAAATCTTTCCTTTTCCGGCATATATGGATTTACCCATTTCTTTCCACACAACTTTTCAAGTTCCGCAATAAGCTCTTCTGATTCTCTTTTCCATCTATTCACTATTCCAAGATTGAAAAGCATATACTTGAAATACACCTTATCTTCATAGGCTTTATATAATTCTATGCATTCTTGTTCTGATATACGCAAATACTTCATTGCCACAGACATACCACTTCTTTTAACGTGATATATTCCATTTTCTACCGGATACAGAGGAGCACCATAATGATTACAACAATGCAACGGTATGAATTTAGCTAATTCCGGGCAGTGTTTTATAATCACATCGTGATAGCAACCACTCAAGTATTCTTCGTATATTCCATATTTGTTTTTCCATCTAATATCGGCTATTATACTCCAGTCGCATATATTGTTATGACAATCGTCGTTCAACGATACTGTGGTTCGTATTCTATATTCGTTTCCGTTTTCTGTAAAGAATTTTGTACTTGAATAAATTAGTTTGTTTGCAGTTTCCATATTATTTTAGTTTAATCATTATACTTGTGAAAAATAAAATCGGCACAATTTCCCGCTATATTATTAGCGTCATTGCACCGATAAAATCCTTCTGTTTCCCAGTCTACATCTACGGGATATCCTTCTGCTTGTTTCAAGAAATTATTAATTTCCTTTTCTTCTTCATCCGATAAACCAGTATAATCACCATTTATCAGAGCACAAGCCCAATAAGCCGGAAGCCTGTATATTATTATCTCTATACTCATAACTTCATTAGTTTACAATGACAATCTTCAAATACAGGGACCAAACCCTGCTCTCTGAAATATGCGGTCGCTATTTTAAAAACGTACAAGGCAGGTCTTTCCTGGATATTTTGTTGTGTTTTATAAAGAGATATTGGTTGGCAAACATAGAATTTCTCATTACCAAGACATCCAAAAACTCTATCCATTGTAATTTCATTACAATTAGTACCACCCAGCATAATTAAATCGCATCCGGTCTTTCTGGTTCCCAAAATAAATATCTTGTTCTTGTTTTCAGGAAGCATAAATATTTCCTTATCAATCTTAAACCAATCACTCTGGCAACTTTCTACATCCCGGAGAACAATCTCATCAATCTCACGGGCATATTCTTCTTGTGTTTTCATAAGGCATATTGTTAATAATGATAACTGAATACGTTTCCTATTTTAATGACTGTTCCAGGCTTTAAACCTTGAACCCATTCTATTAGTGTTATTGGGTATTCTACAATATATCCCGAATATGAATCAATGTAAAAACGATATGGGTATCCACAAATCCCATATTTTACTGCATTAATAATATTATGTTTAGTCATACTTCTGTCAGCATTCATTTTATCTACCTCATTTTGTATAGCACGTATCCAGTCTACTTTTATATCCTCTACGTTACCATTGTAGACAATTTCATCATCAATCTCCCCCTTGTCAAATATTTTACCAAGACAAGGGTCATTTAGTAAATCCTTAATCTCTCTATTTCTGTCACATTCTTGTATTTCTTCCATGTAATCTATAGATGTGTCATTATAGGAGATTTCCTCATCCATGTATCTCCCTGTATATTTTGACTTTTCTTCTAATTCAAATATTATTCCATTCATAAAGCATTTTTTTTAAATGTAGTTATATAATTTCTGAATAAAATCACTCATGGCATCAGCATATTCTCTAAGGTCATACCAATCCATTTTATCAACTTCCCAAGGTCTATTTTCCTTTATATATGGATAAGATATATCGGTGTCTCCTATCTTCAAATTAATCAACTCATCTATTATCGACTCAGGTTTACCGATGATAAAATACCAATACATTTCTCCCTTATCGTATTCTTCCAATTCGTTATTCCAAAACTCTTCTGACGTCATAGAAGGGCATTCACTTACTAACTTTTCCCAAGCATTACTGTTCTTATTTTTAGACCAATATACTTTTTTATTCTGTTCTGTGATAGGAATTTTTACTATTTTCATATTTGCATAAATTCTAAAAGAAACTCCAACAATATGTTACGATAAATTCTCCCATCCCGTATTCAGCAAGCTGCTTAAACGATTCTATTCCATTACAATAATAAAAAAACATCATCATTATCATCATCGTTGATACTCAGCGATAGTTTGATTGTCGTTCTTTTATCGTCTCCTGTCCCTTTCCATACAATCTGACATTCTACGTATTCAGGCTCCCTACCTGTTCTTTCTATAAATTCATGAAACCTTAAATCAATTTCATGTTTGACTTCTTCAATGTCGGATATTATCACCTCGTTTTCACAATCCCCGCAAATAGCATGCGCGAAAGATCCATCAAAATAATCTATTATTTTTCCGGTATTCGGATTTACTATGGCTTCACAGGCAACATTTGTTCCACCACATCTTGTACATATATATCCCATAATTATCTGTTTTTAAAATGTTCAATAATTTCATCTACTGTAGCCTTACGCCATGTAATACAGCCCGCGTCTCCCCTGAACCGGAACTCTTCGCATTTTACCCACCTGTCTCCTGTGGCGTCCGTCACTATCAGCCATTGACCTAAGTCAGTATTATTTGCTAATGCTGCTATAGCCAGAAACATATCATTATTGGTTCCACAATCTATCCATCCTTTATCCTTCCATGCTCTTGCTGATTTTTCTTGCAATTCCATGTATTTTAATATTTCTGGATTTGTGACTATGCAATTAGCTCCTTTTTCTTTCACCAGCCAACGATATCTTAATGACATGAGGCTTTCTCTCAATTCTTTGGTGTTCTTTCTGATAATACACCCTCGTGATCTCCCCATCTCCTTATTCTTTCAAGTTATGTTCTTCCATTATTTCTTCTATTAATTCGTCTGTTTCCATATAATATCCCCAACAAGAATCAATCTCTTCCCATTCTTCTTCCTCTTCATCCTCCCTGGATTCATCTTCGTATTTCTTGACAAATTTCACTTTCTTTTCAAGCACATACCCCTTTACATCTCCCCACATCCACATACCTATGGATTTCACTTCATCATCAATCAATTTATCAATTTGGGTTTCCCAATCGGAAGTATTATTACTAACCATTTTTGTGTACCTTTCCTTTGTACAAAAAGCTATACCTTCAATATAATCTCCTTGGCAATATCCTCTTGTGGACCATTCTTTGACAAATATATCCTTACCTAAGTTTGAAAGAATCTGAATCAATTCTTCTCGTTCCAAGTCTTCTATAAATTCATACGTATAATCATACGTGTAAAGATCTGATGGAGAAATGCTAAAAATTTCTTTATATCCCTTATGTTTAGTGTATTGGTAATTGTCATACCATTCTAAATACCGCATTTTATCATGGTTATCATATCTCATTCGATAACCGTCAATCTTGCCTTTCTTAAAATAATTCAGCAAGTCTTTTCATTCAACATATTCACTAATAAGTTTATGTAGTGCATCTATAAGTGAGTGTCGGCTATCTCCGTATTTACCAAACACTTCTCTCCAATCGCACACATCTTGCAGTCGAGATAAATCGCTATATTCCCATAAGAAACATGCTGCCATATCCCAACTTTCACAAGGACATGCACTGTCAGTATCATAGTATATTTTTATACGATAATTCCCTACTTCTTTTGTTGTGATAAGTCCGTCTTCCATGTCTTTATATTTTAAATAGTTCCTAACTTTTTATCAATAAATTCATCTATTTCATCATAGTATGATCCGTCAAAATCACAATTCCCATATTTCTCTGTAAACTCTTTAGCCCACTCTCGAATGATGTTAAACGCCTGTCCCCTGCTATACCCTTTTGGTCCTGTTAGATACTCCACAGCTTCCACCGATAACTCTTGTAGATTTCGTAAGTAATTCAAACCTATGCTATATGGTAGCTTACCTACTTCTATACATACATGATGACCTTGTTTAAAGGTATCCTGTAAATCTTCCAAACTTTCTATCAATGACTCGGACTCATCATCTACTCTCACCTTGTATAACTCAAAATCTTCATTTTCTGCCGACACCCATATCTTGTAGGCTTTTTCGTTGGACAATCTTTTCCAAACAAATCCGTCACTGAATACAATTAGGCTACCTGTTACTATCGTATTTTTCATAATCACTTTCTAATCTGTTACTCTGTAATAATAATCAAGCTCTTCTCCCTTAAAGTTGTTCATGGCATACTCGTCAGCTTCCCGCCACAACCGGTCATACAATGCAGCCAGTTCACGATTGCTTTCATAATGCTGCCAGATTTTATGATTCAATACCAGCGTCAATTCTGTAAAGAACTTATAATCGTCTTTCCATTCATTAAACGCTCTTTTGTAGGTATCTTTGACACCTGCTATACCATACTTGTCGGCTATGCTGAAATCTCCCCAAAAGGTGGTTATTAGGTCATAGCCGTTCTCCTGCATAAATTCTTTGAATGTCATAAACTATTATTTTAGGTATATAATTGCCTTATCTTATTAATGATCTCTTCCTTAAATTCGTAATACTCATATATACGACCTTTGTAGTCAGCTATCATTTCTTCAATCTTACTTTCGGATGCCCATAACCCATAATACACATAGCAATCCGATAATCTATCTACTGAAGAAACACCAATCAACATCATTTTGGAAAATGGATTTCCCTCTTTTTCCAATTCTTCTCTTGCTCTCTCTGTCACCGCATCCCACCATTGCCCTTCACACTTCTCTATCTCTCCGTTGTCAAGTACGATATCGAACTTTCTACCTCCGAAAGCTTCTCTTCTCCCATTTCTCTTTGCAAGGAAATCATAGAATATACCTCCTATCCTTCCAATAATGGTATCATCTCCGTACTTTGTACTAATTTTATCAGGCATTTCATCGAAGACGAGGTACTTATAGTCTCCTGATTCAACTACGTATAATAAATTCATGATCTATTCCTTTAGATGTAAGTTATGCCGCCAACCTTAATCTGCATTATATCGTTTTCAAGCATAATGAAATTATTTTGTTTTATGGATCCAAATATCAATCCATATACACTTACCGTATTAAACAGCCTAACAGTGTGAAAATCTTCATTTAGCTTTACTCTGTTTTTATCCCAATATCCCAAATCGTTGATAGTTATAGGGAATCCTCCTATGTTGTTATACCTGTAGTAATTGTTTTTATTGAAAACTATTTTCTTTATTAATAGGTTCCCGACGCTTTTCATGTTGAATCCGGACAACTCTATCTGTTCTGAAATATAATTAATCAAATTATTATGATACGTGTTTGGCTTATCTTCTCTCTTGTCAATGATTTTCTTCCATTTCTTCGTTAGTGGAACCCTAATATCCATATATGTATTAAATACTACTATGGTGGGACATTCTTCTTCAAACTTAGTTAAATCTTCTACTCTCATAATTATCAAACTTTTTCATTATCATACAATTCTCTTGTATATGGACTGTATATTGTTCCAGATTCTACTGCCCCTGGCTCTACGGCCATCAATCCTACACCTACCTCATAATACAATTCAAGGTCTATTGGCATCATCGCCTCCTTCTTTGCTTCTTCTTCGCTTAAGCCGGAAAGCATCAAACATTCTACTTTGTTTGCATATGCAATAGGAAACCTCTCTGGATCTAATCTTACTGAAATTATTTCAGCATCCTCTGCACTATTAAGAACTAACTTATTTTTCATATTTATATTGTTTTCGCTGTTCACTATCTGATTAATATATGGGCCTGGCCACAAACAGCCAGGCTGACCTCATGCCAGGGCGGGCTCCGCCTTACTCTGGCTGTTCCACCCACTCCCTGTATCCCACGTTAAAACCAATAGGATCATACCTTTTGATCATAGTGCCATAATTCTCTCTACCGCAATACCTGTTCTTTCCTCCAATGATCCATGCCTCATCGTCTCTATCTGGAGATATTGAGTTAAGATACTTCTCATAATCTTTTCTACTCTTTCCCATCTTTGTCTTGATTTAAGCAATAGTTAATAAAATAAGCAACCTGTTCATTTTCCCCTGGATTGCTATAATCATAAAAAGTCATATCAGTATAATCCAGCATGACTACACGAAAATCGTTTTTTTTGACATACACTTCCGTTAAATACATAGAATTTCCATCAATTTCTATTATCACTGGAAACTGATCATCAAAGTCAAACACGTTATTAGCTTCTTGCCATTCTTTAAACTCTTTAAATTTTAGCTTTACGCTTCCACCGTTCTCCGTTAATGCTTCTTTGATGTACTTTAATCTTTTTGCATTCAGATTGACCTCCGCTTCTTCTATTTCTTTATACAATTTATTTAGATCCATATTCCATTATATTTATGTTGTCAAATTTTTCTTTTATAATATCCAAGACACCATACTCGTTTGTTATCATAGCATGCTTTCCCGGCTTCATTCCTTTATTCTACTTATTTTTAAATTGTTGTTCTTACAGTATTCCTTTAGCCAACTATCCGTTAAATAGCGATTGACTCTATCATATTTCTTTTTCGGACCCTTGCTCCAGAATTTCCATTCGTTTGTAATATCGTTCCCATATTTATCAAACCAATAGATATAATATACTACGTTACCGTATAAATCCACTTTGTTTCTCTCCTGTATGATTACCTCGTAAGGCATTTCCTTGTCTCTTTTCTCCATCTTTATCCTCCTTTCTTAAAAAAAAACGACACCTATCTTCACAGACCAGTGCCGGTAACTAACTTACATGGAAAACTACTTAACCTCAACTAATTCTACAGAGTTGTAGAATTTAGTGAAGCTACCAACAAATTCTCTTATATTATTGTATTCTTCTGGTCGTTTTCTGTTACCGTCTTTTACATAATTTACCCACAGTCTATCCTCTATGTTCTTAATCGCATTCTCTATCGTAAATTCGTCGCTGACGCTCATTAAACACGAAGACCCGGTTTTCTTATGTGGTTTATATATCCTTGAAAAAGACCACATTTTTATTCTATCATATATATATCCGTTGTTGGGATAAACGAATCCTATCCGGCTGTCACCTTCTTTGGCGTAAAATACACCCGGCTCCTTTCCGCCCTTTCTATATACCACAAATCCTTTTTCTTTTAGGATCTTAACTACTTTATCTAATTTGTTTTCTACGTTCATTTTCATGCAAAAATTTAAAAACGACCCTCATTATATCTCCAAAGTTCTCCACCTTAACCCACTCATTAGCCACCGCTCTAAGTACAGACGTTTCGTATGTTGGAACATTGTCTTCTTCAATCATCTTACAGGAAGCCAGAACTCCTTCGGTCGGCTTTAGTCCACGGTCATGCAGCTCGCAGAGACCGTCTGGCCGGCGGAATGCGCACCACCCGTCTTTCTCTGTCGGCTGGATCATCGCTATTGGTTTTTCTTTCACTGCAAGATACCCTACCATCCACATTGTTTCTTTTAACCTATCAGCGTATCCGGCATCTATGATAGCCTCTATGTCTTTTGGCGTACCAATACAAGGAACCTTACACATGTTCTTGCATTTATCACATGTACAAGGTTGCTCCCATCTATTATGATCTATGCCTGCCAACTTCTTTATCCGTTCTACTTCCTCTTTCATGTCACACTTCTTTCGTTAGTTTATCATAATATGCTTTCAATTCCGGTGAAGCATATTCCATAAATGCCTCAAATAAACATGGTACTTCTACTATCGCGTATATAGCGCACCCTTTCATCGTTGAAAGCTGTTCAAGATCATTACTGTACAGGCACGTAACATAAGCACCTACATTAAATACATGTAAATCTATCCTTACGTATTCCATACATAAAGATAATGACTTAAACAAATCCTTTACATCATTCTTATCAAAGAGTTCTACAAATTCTCTCAATTTCATCTTACTACCCTTTCCACGTGTTTAATTAATACTACTGCCATCCCTTTGCCGGTTTTTATCGCACATTCCGATCCTTTTATCCATTCTACACATCCTACATACTTTTCTGTAGAATGAAAACCTGGATTGTATTTCCCGGATGTACTAAACTCTACCGTATCCCCTACCTTCAGATCCTCAAAAGCAATAGCCCATGTGGTCCAAATTCTATCATGTCTTCCAGGCTGAATGGCTCCGATTACGCCTTTCTTACGACCGTTTTTTATTGCCTTTAGTATTATCTTTCTATCACCTTCAATAAGGCTGCAAAAACGCCCATAAAAGGTCAAATCAACCTGTTTTCCTCCTATTTCTTCTCTTATTTCTGTTATTCTGTTCATTTTCTGATTTTGTTTTATTTTTTTCTTTGTTTTTTCTATCTTCTATAGAAGATGATAATAACATTATCTTTTCTATGTTACTTTTTGACTGTAAAAAAGAATCGCATTTCATTACTACTACGATCTTCTTAAGTTCTCCATTATCATACAGCGATACACGCATCATGTTTGGCACCTCGTCCACTATCAGACCTGGAGTAGTCTTAGCCATTTTACGTAGCTTATTATACTCCGGTCTTTCCATTTCCTCTGTTGATTACTCTATAGTATTTATCTTTATCCCCCTCTTCTAACTTCTCCAGATAGAAAATCCCATCATGCAAATGAGATAAGCAAAACCGGTATCCGTATTTCTGCGTTCTTCTTACATGATCCCGCAATCTTATTTCTTCACTTTTGTCTTGTACTTTGATCTTAATACTGTCTCCTTCTTTGATTGTGTATAAAATAGTTTGAATCTCTTCCTTTTTCATATTATAAAATAATTTAACGGCAGCACCTATACTCACGCACCACTACTGCCTTATGTTTAACAATTAAATACTTAACTCTTCAATGGTCAAGCCTTTCTCTTTTGCCCACTTTAACATCGCGCATAATTCTGTTTCCGATTTATATTTCGGATCACGCCACGCCCATCCGAATTTATCCAGGACATGATGATACAATTCGTCGGCCTTCGCTGTGTAAACGTCTTTGAATAAATATTCCGAACCTTCTGGTATAAGTGTTTCTATTGTTGCAAAATCAGAATACGACAAACATTCGTAAGCATGTCCTGTTATATCACTCCACGCTTCTCCGGCTTTAAATCCAAATTCTTTTACAAAAGCCAAAGTTAGATACATATTTAATAATATTGTTACATTATATCCCGAATCTGACTTTCTTTCTATTATTTCCTTTTCAAATTCCTTTAAATCTTCAGGCCCTAAAAAGATGTATCCTGGTACCGACCGGTAATTAGCCTCCGCATACTTCTTGCATTTATCATCATTAACAATCTTACCAATGTTAGATAACATCTTTTGCCTCCATTCATCACAAAACTCTACCTCTACGTTTATCCAATCGGTACCATAATTGTATTCTTTTGGATGTCCGACCGATATTACCTTTATGTTATTCACACCATATTCATAAAGGCGTTCGCCCACCTTATTCGCCCATTCCTGTACAAAAGGAATAAACTTATTGCAATAAGAATCAAAATCAAAATCTAATTCCTCCTCATATTCCGGCATCTCTTCATAATCTTTTTCAAAGAAATATCGAGGATCTGCTATTGTTTCATAGAAACTTACGTTAATGAAACAAAACTCGTTGGTTGTCGTTTTTAATATCACAGCTTTTTGTATTTACGTACATTTTTCTTGCCATAGAATCTACACATGGCACGAATCTGACTATAAAATACTTTTGTCCTCCTGGCCTCAAAGTATTTAAACATTTCTTCATTCTTTGTTTCCCAAACGTAATCCGTTTGGGAACTCATATGATTTTTGTCCTTGCGTGAATAATGATAATATGATACCACAACACGTTTCGCGCCATTCCTTACAGGTACGATATTCACATCTATGTTATTATCTGTCATATTATTATTGTTTTATGCATTATACAAATACAAAGAGCGCATACCTTCACAGGCCGGCGCTCCTTTCAATAAAAATAAAAAAACTAACATTAACATAAAAATCCGTTTTCTACTTCTTATGTTTTAATCTTTTAATGGCATCCTTCCTTGAGTATGCCATTACTTTGGTTCCATTAATGTCAAATTCTTTTTCTATTCTGACAATCTTTTCTCTTCTATATGTAGATTGCATTCCTTTTCCCCTTTTAGTATTTAGCACAAAGGCATCATCTCCGCACATTGCAGCTATTATCATAGGGAGCAACAGACCTCTGTATTTCATATTTTCCCTCCACAATTATTATATCTGCCATATTCGTTTCTTCCATCATTCCGTATTTCAAAAATCATCTTCTTATGATCTTTGCCTGGTAACTTATCCTTAACAGCCGATATTACGCCCGCTATAGACGTGAATCCCGAATCTGTTATTGAACATAGTAACACACCTCTGTCTGCGCCGGTGCTTATCGCTGACGCCTTTATAATATCATTCTTGTATATTCTCATAACTCTTTTGTTTTATTGTTTGTGAGATGCCCAGAATCGAACCATGACCGGCACATACGCACCGGCACGCCGCGTCATCCCCTCTATGATGCAGAAATAGGCATGCCTATCCTCACGAACCGACATGCCAAAACCCAAAACTTAATTTGATGAATAAAATAGATTAACAAAAATACTATTCTAATTCTTTTATAATATCTTTCACAATATTCAGCCTTACCTCCTTCGTTTCTGGACTAATACAACCAAACCACCCATAAAACGTTCTTGTTTCCTCTGGTTCTGTGGCCATACTTATCTTCTCCTCCAATTCCGGGAAATACATTCTCACCATTTCGTCTGAACGAAACTCATAGATATTTTTATGTGTTTTGAAATACATAAACACTACATTTCTTAACGCAACACATATGTATTCCCCATCCTCTAACCTATCAATCATCCCATATACCTTTTTCCATATGAATAATCGCTCTTCTTTTGTAAACATATCCTTCTTTATTTTTATGGTATTATTTGACTGTATGCAGACTTTTCCATGTACACAACACTATGCTCCTGTCCAAGTATTTTCTTTGCTGCCTCTTTCTTTATCGCACAATATCTCCCTGTACGATACGGATTCTTTTGATCTGATCCATCCTCGACTTCGATAATAAAACAGCCTCCATCATCTATTATCTTTTTGCAATCGTCACATACTCCGCCCGTGCATATATGATGCGGCGCCTGACCTTTGATATTATTTCCTAATAAAGCAATCCCCATCTCTTCGCCACATATCATGCAGACTTCTATAGACGGATTCAATCCGTGCTCTGGGTGTAATGTGATACCATCTTTCATTTTCTTTCCTCCTTTGTTTTTAATGTTGTGTGAGATCGCCGGAATCGAACCGACCTGCTGCACCATGAATCCCATAAAGCAAACGCTCCGATCTTCGCAGACGGGAGCGTTCTGTCTAAAGCATAAGAAAATTAATGAAGAAATTTTTCTCACTTACGCCATAGCATCTAAAATAGCTATCAACACTATTTCTATGACAAGCATAATAGAGAATGTCTTAAATATCTTTTTCATATCTCCTCCTTTTTTATCTGTTCTTTTCACGTTCCACAATAAACTGTTCCGGCTCTGCTCCGACCTACGCCCTACCTACAACCGCAGGCCTTAACCCAAGGCGCCGCCTACTCCCCCTCTATGGCAGCCTGTTCGTACCTACAAATCCAATCTCCATCTACACAACTATCACTACCCCATAACAAACATTTATCCTTATAACAATCATAAAAAATACATCTCTCACAACTGTAATCCTTGACGTCTACACAGCTAACTACCTTAGCATATACTATACCATCACTGCCTTCTATTCCTTTCACCCCAAAAATAGAACCTTCTACTTCTTTACTCAAATCTAAATCGGGTGCAAAATCATATACGTTCATACCATCCATATTTTAATTGTTAAACATTCCTCTTAAAAAAAAATACTCACATAATGCAGTCCTTAGCCCTTAATCTGTTGGAAGGAACCTATGTAATGCTGTTTTAAGCTCCTGTTATACTTGATTTTGTGGAAATAATCCACATTATGCTGTTTTAAAGCACTGTAGGTCTTAATTTTGTGGGAAAACCTACAGAATACTGTTTTAAAACGCTTATCTATTGAATTTTGTTGGTAGGAAGTGCCCTCCCCCTCTCCAACTCCCGCTAATCCTCCGGCTTTCCGCATAGAACCTACGCCCTACCGCCTCACTACCGGCATACGGAGAACGTTACAAGCTTATACTCTGGCATGAAGTGTGGGGGATTTAGAGATAATATCATTCCATAGAGAGAATAGAGAGCCTTCAGCCCACGCCCTACCGCCTGCTCCTCCTATCAAGATAGATATTCAAACCTATAACAATAGCCAATAACAAAAAGCAAAAGACCATTACAACATTATACTGATCCGGTCCGTACTCTAACATAGAACGGATACCAACTGATAGAAAATATAGATCAGCGACTAATAAAAACCACCACATAAAACAAAAATTATACAATAAGTATGTCCTAAAATACGGGTATTATAAAATATAACTAATTGATAATCAAGCATACCTCATTTTTAAGAAAAATACAATAAGCCTAATTTCAATTCCATAGAGACGAAAAAGGCGGCATCCGACACCCTATTTTAGGTCCGAAAACAGCCTTTAGTTTCGTTTTAGACAAATTTGAACGATTATATATAGACAAAATACCGGCGTTATATCCGAATGTCACTATTTTTGTTTCGTTTTAGACCAATATTGTCCGCATCCGCCGTTCACTCTCAGAATATCCTACCCGTAAATAGAAAGAGTAGGATACGAAAATAGGGCTGTTCCGATATTCAGAACAACCCTATTCCTATTTAAATACTGTTTATGTTTTCTTTCACGTATGTTCGTGATGTATGTGTTTTACGCTTGCATTTATTTTTTCCTATTTCGGAATGATATGCTTCGTGAATATCACGATACAACATAAATTCACGATACGCTGCATTCCGTTTCTTTGCGGCTTCTTTCCTGGACAATCCGCGTACATCTACCAAGTGATTTTTAAATTTCCTTTCCATGTTGTTATATTATTTTTGATTCAGTGGTTGTTCCGGAATCGAACCGAACGCGCATTCCTATCCTATACGAATTTTATGCTACAACCAACAGCCCGCAATTAGTACGTAGTTCTTGAGTGTGGGCCCGTACTATGTTGTTATTATATTTTCCGTCTGCTACACAACTTAGCCACAAATAAAGGCGATTGTGTCCTTGCGTTTTGACGCTCCATGTTCCTACATGGTAGGCTACATGTTTGCGCCCTACGATCCTCCGTAGCCCTATCCTATTTTGCGTGTGGACAAGTAAGACACGTTTCGATATGGAGACAAACCACGTACAACGGTATGTTTTCCAAACTGTACCAACATACCTAACATAACTACATTTATTCAATGCAGTACATGCAGTAATACCGATTCTTTAAAATACCAACGGCTTCGATAACGGTATATTTATCCCCAATATGTAAAATAACTCTCTGTTTTGTCAGCTTTAGTCTAAAGCATACGCGGGACGTGCACCCACTGACAACGGCGTACGGACGCGTTTAACGGTACGCGCCTAACCTTTTTTTTACTGCTGGTTGCTTTCGTGCGCCAAATATTCACTTACACACTTTGCAACGGTACGAATTGAATAAGATTTGATCTTAACAGCTACATAAGTAGCTTTATACTCGTCCGTTTCTTTGACAAGCCACTTTGCGCTTTTTTTAGTTCCCAATGTCTCAGCGGTTGAAAAACCGAAAGATTTATATTCCCCGCCATAAACCACATTATCAGCGCACCAGTCAGCCGTTTTTGCCTCAATTCCTTTTTCCTTGTCCACCTTGTTATCCTTATATACTTTAGAATATAGGGAAAACTTAACAAAGGTATTATCTACTTTAGGCAGCATTTGGCTACACACGGCAACCAGCCGTTTTTTGTCCTTTGCGAGTGCTGCAACCTTTACAGCATATTCGGCTGGTATTTCCAACTTCTTACAAATTGCTTTAAGATCAGAACCATTTGCAAATAAAGCATTATACAACTTTACCGCACCTACCAAATTTGATGCATTTTCTTTAATAACGGAATTTTGCAGCTTGTTAACGTTTTTCTTTGTAATCATAACATTATGTATTTATTTGTTAAACAATATCACCCTAATATATTACCACTTTACAACGCAAAGAGGCAAAAGGTATCGCCATACAATACACCCAACGGGAGTATATATAGCTTCATTATGTAACACTAATATTCTCGCTTGAATACGGTGCAAATATACAACCTTTTTCAGTATTACATATATATATGCTATCTTTTTTTTGTTAACTTGTATTAATTTCGATTCTATTATCTGATTATCAGCAAGTTACAAAATACACAAGAACGGTATTATACGCGTACATTAATATGTGGGATATATGTTTATCTAAGTGACTTATAATCAATATGTTATAATAATACATTGATTATCAATAATTTAAATAAACTGTTGATAATCAGCGAGTTTATATGTTTGAGGTGAAAACGCGTTTCCGGTTTTCCAGCGAAGGGGGTGTGGGGGAGAAAACGCGTTTCGGGGGCGGGAGGTTCGTGGTAGGTACCCCCTCTCTCCCATTACACAAACCATTTTTTTACCTCTCCCTCATCACATAAACCTTTTTGCCTAACCTTCATAATATAAACATTTTATCTCATCCATTACATCCACCTCTCCACACACCACAAAAAAATAGGATTGATATAAACCAATCCTATTTAAAACATGACCTTATTTATTGTATTGAAGTAAGTTTTCGGTTTTCAAGGAAGTCCTTAAACTGGTCACTTGATACGTCTATAACAAACCCAGCAGCACCAGCATGTCCTCCACCACCAAATCTCTTACTTACCTCACAGCAATCTACGCCGTCTTCCACGCATTCATAAAGAGAGAACCGGACTTTACCGCCTGGCATGATACAAAATGGCATCAGGGCTTTAATTTTTCTACCGTCTAACCAGTCAGGTGTAAGAGAATCAAATACTTTAGAGCCTGATTCTACGGTATTCATCGCCACGACCTTCACCTCATCAACGTAAGCTTCGAACGAATACCTACTTACATCTTGTTCGTTTTTGCCGGCCATGTAGTTAATTATAGCACGTCCTTCTTTAGCAAGATCATAGAAAATAAGATCAATTTCATTGTCCTTCATATTTTCTTTAAAATGGTCATACAAATACGACAATGCTATTAACACATTGAGTCTTATTTTTGATCTCATGGCATACTGGACAGCTACTACCGTATCCCAGCCTAATTCAGATTCTTTATTCCATACATCGTAGTCTGATAAGCACCGGACGATCGCCGGCACCTTTCCCATCAGCAGGTCCGAGGCCAGTGCGCAAGCCGCCGTACCTACTCTCCTCAACCCTGGAACTACGAACCCCCATGTCTTACTATCTTCAATAATTCCTTTATGATGGTCTATCCACATCAGGCTCTTTCCTTCATCAAGCCATTTCTTGAAAATCGTTTTAGATTCTGCTCCGAAAGACACGTCAAGAACATAAACAACATCTAAATCACGCACTTTGTCAACAACTTTCTTAACATCATCTTCATACGAATACGGGATATAAATAACATCCTTGTTTTTACTGTTTTCGTACATGGTTGCGATGGCTGCCGACACAACGCCATCTAAATCCGATTTATGATAAACTATCGCCGTTTTCTTTACTTTCATGATACAAACTCGTAAATGTAATATTATTGTCTCCTTTATCTATTCTTATAATATCGCTATATCCTCCATAATCCTGATCTTTTTTAATACGAACCTTCAAAGTAAATAAAGGAGGTTTACAAATAGGAGGAGTAACCAACTCCGCGCTATAAATATCCTGTAATTCAATTTTTATGTTAAGATCAACCCCATAAGGATTTTCAAGGATATATATATGATCGTTGTTGAGAATAACTATTCCTTCACTTGTATGTTCTTTGGACAACACATAATTCAAATCAAGGTCTTTACCAACAAACGTGATAACATCCATATATTCAATACCGGCATTCTCAGCACATACCTTATCCGAATCAGAGAACTGCCCTGGCAGACCACTGGCGTCCCCGACCATCAACGAACATCCCTTAAGTTGACTGAAGTCCATACCTGGCATTATCGTATCTTTACATTTCATAAGAATATCATCAATCATGCCCGTGTTAGGCTTCCTCATCGGATCTTGTTTGTCATTGGAATAACACAACCTTTTTTCATATAGGACGCCTCTTATGCTTCTCTTTACCGCCAGATCATGTACGGACCTCAGTACGTATTCTATCTTAGCTTCAATATCAGCTCCAGAAACAAACCCAGCTTCTACTCCTCCTTGATTGCTTACGATAGCAAACACCTTAACGCCGTTCTCCTGCATGAGGTCAAGAGCCTTATTCACCACATCCATCTTAATCCTCATATCTGTCAAGTCTGTAGCGAACGTATTCCCAGAAGCGGTTTCTATAAGCGTCCCGTCAAAATCGAATAGCAGTATTCTTTTGTTTTTAATATCCAAATCGTTCATCATTTTTCACTCCTACCCTTTTTTATTACCCTAAGCTGAAGACGGAATAGATTACTGTCTTCTTTTATAATATCATACACAGCATAAGAATTTTCTCCTATATCCCATCCAAGATAATCGAGCAGGTCTTTTAAGTAAACTCTCTTGTATTTTACACCAAGGTTATTTACCTTAAACGATCTCTCGTCTTCAACATCAGAAGCAGCCAGATAAAAGACCGTATTTTCAACTCCTTCAAATATCTTCCCTTCTTCTAAGCCGATAACAACCGCATCCGTTACCCCCATCCAATTCAAATTATCGACAGAGATAGTCATTATCTTACTTTTGCTGATTGATAACTTCCGGATCTTACTCTCTTTAGTTTTAGATCCTAAAAAATCCTTACTGTTAAAAAAATCTACTTTCATGGTTATAATATTTTATATTGATGTTGCAAATATACATAATAAATAATAAGCAAAGAAATAAATAGGATTAAAATACGATAAAAAACCAATGACACAAGAGAATAAAAATAATCGTATATTTGTCGGTATCTTAATCAATTAAAAAATAAATGTCATGGCAGAAATAAAAATAGGTTTTGTAACCTTCAATCCGGGATCGGGTGATGGTGATCAGGCGGTTACCGTATCAGGTGAAAAATACGAAGGTCGTGTACAACGCACGCAACAAGTAGAATTTGGTGCCGAATCTGGGGGGGTTAAGAAAAGTGTTACCATAAACCAATCTCCGGTAACTGAGTTCGTAAAAATAGATCCTACTGCATCTGTAGGAAAAGAAGGTGGTACTGTAACAATCAACGGTACAAGTAACTCAACTAAGTTAACGTTCTCCTTAACTCCGGACGAAACTCATCCTCTGACGTTGGAAATACCTGCCTCCTATCAGGCGGCAGGCAAGGCTACCAACAACGGCGCTGTTATTGCCGACGACCCCGGTGCAACAGGGAGCTTTGCTTTCAGTATCGTATTCTCCGATATTGCTGCGAACACTGATGTAAACGATCTGGTAAATACTCTTAAGGTGACGGCCGCTGGTGGTCAGACAGCTAATACGGTTATTACCCAGACAGCAGGTGATCCGTTCTTGGAAATAGACAAGGAGGTAATTAACTTGGATGCAAACGGTACTCCTCAGACTATCAATGTTAATGCTAACATAAGGTGGACTATCACGCAAGCTGTTTCTAAGTTGGTAAGGAAAGTAATGAAATAACAATTACTTACAGAAAAAGAAAAGGGGCGTCTATTTGGCGTCCCTTTTTTCTATGCATTGTATGTAGTATTTATCTTTTTGCCTACTGACAAAAATCTTTTTAAAAATCATCTGTTTTATGATATGGACTCTTTTCCCGTCATCTAATTCCCTCCATATTTCATTAAAGATCAAATCTATTAATTCCATGACCTTCTTATCAGAGACAAGATTCTTTCTACCGGGGCTGATCCATCCATCGCCAGTCATCTTCGTGGCTATCCTATTAGCTATCCTGCTTAATTCACGTGGGGTGCTCATTTTAATACGTTTTTAAATATTCTACCTTTTTCACACTGAAGTATGCAGTCTCTCATGGGATGATCTTGTTCATGATCGTCACACATCGGAAATTCTTTTCCATAAGGGAAAACGATGTGCGGGCACTGTGCCCTGAACGCATCCCAGGCCGACTTCCTTACAGCCTCAGCTCCGGCACGCACGCCCTTCTCTCTTTCCTTGGCCGGGTCCGCATACACGTTTGAAATAGCTCTTTTCTTCCAAGTAAGCATATTGTAGTAAAACTTATCCACCAGTTTCCTACCCACTACATCAAACTTCTGTCTATGAATTAAAGGTGCGGCCTTAACGATGTTCTTCCTATTTTTACTAACATCGACATAAATCAGTCCAGCATAAGACGGAACTTCACTTACGTCAATCATATTAGGCGGACAGGCGTAGTAGAAATAGTTTGGAGGATAGCTTATGACACCACCTACCTTAATAATGCCGTCTTTAAGAACCTTATGTTTTTTATCCTTTTTGAAGTCGTTAAAGAAATCTTGTTTAGACATCTTGACCTCTACTTCATAAGCGTACAATGATCTTGTTATGGCCAGGAAGTCAGATTCCCAATCATATATATGAAGATTGTTAATAACATACATCGGATTACTTAACAGATCCCTATTAAGGATCTTAAGCATTTGTTGCTCTGGGTAGTTCATTTTTTATTTTTATAATTTAATGTTTGAGAATGACAATTAGGGCATAATATTTGCAAATTTTCTATCCTATTATCACTTTTTATACCATTTATATGGTGAAGCTGTAATGATATATCCTTTTCCATCCATTTTGAAATACCACATATGTCACATTTTCGCTCCTTTAATCCCTCTTTTATTAATCTTCTTCTAAGACAATCAGTATTTAAATAATTTGAATTTTCAACAAGTATCTCATTAAGCGGTCTATTTATCCTAAATATTGACAATTCTTTAGATTTATAAAAATGAGAGGTATCTATTTTAAAAATAATAAATTTATGATGTAACGTTTTTATATTTCCAGAATTAGGATACAATCCAAGAGCTCTACATACATCTGAATATGTATGAACATTCCTTACTATACCTTCAAGCAATTCTTTTGTATATAAAATTCTTCTCATGTTATATTAATTTAGAGGCCGATGGCGGGATCGAACCGCCATAAAAGGTTTTGCGGACCTCCGGCTAAACCATTCACCCAATCGGCCATATTGTAGTCCAGCCGGGAATCGAACCCGGAACTAAAGTTTAGGAAACTTCTGTTATATCCGTTTAACTACCAGACTATTTCTGTCTGCTATGTTCACACACCACAAACAGCGATATAATTAACACTTTACACAAAATATGTACCGTTATCCAAGGAAGGATCGAACTTCCGCTAACAGAACCAAAATCTGTTGTGCTACCATTACACCATTGGACAGTGGTCCCGGAGGGATTTGAACCCACGATCTTGCGGTTATGAGCCGCCTGCTTTCACCACTAAGCTACAGGACCTTAAGATATGCAGGAATCTTCACAGACGCCTGCATATAACAGCTAAATTTTTAACCAATAATTATCCTAAAAACTCTCTCAACGCAAAGTTAAGCACTAACCAACAATATGGCAAACATTAAAACTTGACATACCCCCACGCCTAAAGCGCGTGGGATTCTTGGATACAAACGCAAGAAACCCTGATATTGCTATCATTGGAATCACTCTTGCTCTCCAATTCGGAAATGCCCTTCCGAAGTTTTTTTTTATTTGAAACTTTGACCCAAAGTCAATCAAATCAATTCATCCACTTGCTAAAGCATAGTGTATTTATTGGTTAAAATATTATAAAACCATTAAAATAACTCATTTCTTTTTTTTCTTCTTCTTTTTAGTGTCTTTTACTTGTTCAGCTACGTTTTCTGGATCCACAATATCACCAACTTCTTCCTGAATCACATCTGTATCAAGAAGCGTATTGTATTTCACTTCCTTATTTTCATCAAATTTCTCCGGTTCTGCTACATCTTTATCTGATTCTTCATCTTTATCTAATTCCGGCTCAGCAACATTGTTTTTATCTTTCCCGATTATACCTATTTGGTAGCCTCTTAATTCTACTTGCGTCAATTTCAGCTTCGATTCTAAATCTTGTATTGTTTTGGATCCAACCAAAACCTCGTTTTCTAAATTACCTATTTTGATTTTAGCTTCAACCAACTCATTGGATTTCTTTTTTAAGTCGGATGATATTTTACTTCTCTTCTCTTCTAAGTCGCTAATTCTATAATTAGCATTACTAAGTTTAGAATTAGCTTCTTCAAGCTTTTCTGTTTTATCCTTGATACTTTTTATTAGTTTTTTCTGATTATTATTCAGTCTTTCTATTTCCTCTTTAGCTACGGAAAGATCTTTACCAACAGATAAAATCTCTTTGTCTTTTGAAGCTATATCCGATTTAAGATTGGAAATTTCTTTATTCTTCTCTTCTATTCTTTTTTCGTAAATAAAAGCCATATCTTGCATTTCCTCAACCTCTTTTGCGAGCGTTTCGGATTTTATAGCCTTTTCACGATACATCGATAGTTTGCTATCGGTAATGAATGTAAAACCTAACATACTCATTGTAAAAATATTTAAAAATTATTTAACTCCAGAACTACCAAGACCTTTTTCTCCACGATCATTGTCATCTTCAATCTCTATGTCTTCTACTTCCTCTAATAACATCTTATACTGAGGAACGATTTCCATTTGAGCAATACGATCGTTTTTATGAATTACAGTCGGTTTTTTATTGACCTTAATAAGATTAATCATATACTCTCCTTTGTAAGTATATTCACACTTACCAGGTGCATTAGAAACAACAATACCTTCATCAAAAGAAAAACCGGACCTTCCTTCAACATTCACACACCATCCACTTGGAATATTTAATTTAAATCCGGTACCGATTCTAACAGAATACCCTTGATATAAGGTAATTGATTCAAAATCGGAAGGAACTTCTATTTCAATACCCATATCATTAATCATCTTTACCACCCTATATGCACGAATATCGCAACAGGCATCTCCTTCATGTTTGTACTCCGGTATCTCAACATCAGGATATAACTTCTTAATTCCTACCTGACACTCCTTATGATACCCGTTTAAAATACAATCATTATTAACACCCTTCTTTACAGACTTATTTTCTGATTTCAATTTATTCTTATCTGAAACAGATCCATTTATTTTATCACTGTTATCAGAAAGAAGCTTTTCTATATTCTTTAAATCCTCCATTTGTTTAAATTTTTACCGTACAATAAACAATACCATATTTTTGTAGATCCTTAGTTGCCTCATAGCATTCACATAATGTATTTATGTCTGCCGCATTAGGATCATCGATCCACTCATCTCCTTGTTTGTATTTACCTATGGTTTCTGAGTAGATCATACATAATTTATCCCCATGTTTAGCCATAATTCTTTCTTTAGTAATCTTCTTACGAAGTTTTACAAGGGGGAATTTTGTAACTATTTCTACCATTGTTGTTTCGTAATATTATACACTATTTATTATTTATCTTCAAAAGCCCAAGAGTAATTAACTTACTAATGGGCTGATTATTCACATTTTTAAAAAGGAAGATCATCTTCTTCCATAGGTGGGAAATTAGGCGCCTGGGCTTGAGGCTGGTGCTGAGGCTTGGCGCTCCTTGTAGTAGGTGCCGGCGCAGGAGCAGCAGGCTGAGCTGTCGGCTGTGGCGTATAAGCTGGTGCCTGATATTGTGCCGGCTGCTGCACAGGTTGTTGGTAATTCTGATACGGAATAGCACTCGGAACAGACTGAGGTTGCTGAACCTGCTGAGGTGCTACCGGTTGTTGGGTATAAGTCTGAGGAGCCGTAGATTCTTGCTGAGCATTTCCTCCTAACCCTAATTTAGCCATTATACCAGCTCTGATATCTTTAATAGAAGCATTGAATCTATTTGAATATTCATTAATCTTCTGATAAGTGAAGTTGTTTTGAGCTGAATAATCAAGGCTTTTCTTACCATCAAATCCTATAACTTCAACAGGATCAGGCCAGCCATTTACACCTTTTTTGTAAAAACGTTCAATAAGCTGATCTTTTTCTCCGTTTACTCCAGCATATGCAATAATAAGTTCTGAAGAACCAAATTCATCATCTTTCTTCTTCTTAAATATATTGAAATAAATCTCACGACTAAAATCGATGTTTTCGTAGTATTTTACGAAGCTCTTAACAAAACCCTTGATGTTTCCTTTTTGATTTACGAGAGGTATGGAAACACAATAGTTTTCATTAAGCTCGTAATCTTTCAATACGATAAGGAAATTAGTAACAGTATTTCCATTAGGTAGAGTGCTTGTTTTTAACCCAATGTAGTTGATGTACCCAACTACTCCATTATAATGCTCTTTCCAGTATCCTGCCGGCTGACCGTTATTAGGATTTATGTGTTGAACGAAACCTTCTTTAGGTTCGCTACTTTTTTCATACAAGTTACCATCTGAACTAATGTACAAATAATAAGTTGTACCAAAACTTATATTTTCTCTAAAAGCCATATTACTAATTGTTTATAGATTATACAATGTTTGATTTAAGACGTATGTTGATTCGTATTTAGGATTGAACATCTTTATCATCTTATACTGATCAGACCAATCCATGATAACATCTCCTTTTATAAGAGCCTTAACAGAAGATAAGATATTATCCTTGCTAATAGAAAAATTAAATCCAGGACCTTCTATTATTTCACATGAAGTAGATTCCATAATCATCTTCCTGTTTCCAAGATCTTCAGACATTACTGTTATACTACCATTTTCATCTACTCTTACACAAACGCTATTTTTTATCAACGTCATAGAATTAAGAATAGAAATAATTGAATCTCTATCAAACTTAACACGAGACGATTTTTCAAATTTGTTACATACGTATTCATAATTTGGATAATTTTGTTCAACATTCATATCTGATATTATAACGCTATCAAAGCATAAGAATGTTCTCACTCCATCTGTAGATATTACTATCTCAACTTCCCTATCAGAAAGAAATTGATATAAAATAGAAGCAGCAACCTCGCTAAGCATAATAGCCTTATCTTTCAAAACCGAATTAATTGATTCTACTTCTTTTCTATTTATAAAAAGACGAAACATGTCAGTAGAAACAATATCAATATAATTCTTCTTGACATTAATAAGAACCGTACAGATAGCAGGTCTAAACTCATCTGTCCCAACAAAAGTGAAAGATCTCTTCATCGACTGTATAAAAGACGAACTCAAAACACGAATCGAATCACCAACAGGATAAAAGAAATCAGGGAATGATTTATCTTCAATCCATGTTGAAGAAAACGATCCATTTTTGTACCTAAAAACGATACTGTAATCATTTTTAATTTCTATTTCTATATCCTGATTATGATTTTTGAAAAATGAAATAAGGGTTCCGGCATCTACTAAAAATGAAAATATCTGGTCACAAGAAATATCAGTATTTATATCAAAGATATCCTCCGTATATGTTATACGTTCGTTCATGGCTTGTATCCGGATGTGATCAAAATATAAAGTTAATTTTATATTCGACGTAACTGAATCCTTTACCGTCCTTTCAAACATCTTAGAGATATTTGAAAGTCTATCATTCATTAATATGCCGGAAACCCTTACCTTCATTTCAAAATTACGATTATGATTTATCTAACACTGCAAATATACAATTTAAAAGTCTAATTTTGATTTAATCTGTTTTAAAATGATATAAATAATATTAAAGAACTCTCCTTGCTGCCTCTGCTATCAGCATAGCGTCTACTATTCCATCATGAGCTGTCTTACATCTTTCGTTTTTAACGAACGTATCATTTGGCCATAGTCTTTTAGCGCAAGCTAATGATGTTCTCTTAGTATTTACCTTACTGGCTTCCATAACCTTATCAGAATGTGTCCAAACTAATTTCTGCCACGTTTTAGGAGCTATGAAATGGACGGAGCAATTTATGTCCGGGAATGCCATGCAGAGGGAGAGGAACAGCCCATGCAGTTGGCCTTTGTTCTCCATGAGGGAGGCTGTTGAGGACGTGCTGACCCCGTATAGGGCGTGGACGTCCTCTATGACGAACACTACCCTATCAGGATTGTTTTCTACGATCGTATCTCGGCAAAAAACATATTCTTTAGTCAAGTCTACTGGTCCTGAAATTGCTATTCTTGGAGTAGCTATTCTCGATATTAGTTTACTATCTTGATCTATGCAAGCTATGGCTCCGTCTTTTCCTGGATCTGCTGCTATATATAGTATCATATCCCATATTCTATTAAATATATTTAAAGCTATTCGTCTGTTTTAATACATCCCCTCGGAGACCCTTCGGCCTCCCTGGTAGATGTAAATCCCGTTAGGGATAAGTCAGGATTTCTCCTGTAAGTACCCATCGCCAATGTTATAAGAGGTTTTATATAATGGCAACACTGTTTCGTCAAATACACTACTCCTGTTTAATCACCATCCTTAGAGCAAGAAACTTGGATAAACATTCCTTGGTAACTATCTATTCTCAAATAACGTAGCCTTTGTTTCAAGGCTTAGGCTAATAACCCGATCTCTGAAAGAGATGTATTAAACTTTTATAATAGAATTATATTGGTTTAATACTATTTGGGGTTATAATACACTAATTTAGATTCATATCGATTTTACCAATGCTGTCATCATTGTCAAAACCTCCATTGTCTGTAAGTTCGTAATCAATAGCTACAGCGCCGTTACCAAGAATGTAAAATCCTTTAAACATCTTTCCTATCTCAATAGGATACACGACATTTACGTCCCTTCCAATATCCTCAAACGGCATAGCAATATCTTCTGTTTCAGCTTCTTTTTGTTTTGCTAATACTCCAACGGGTATATTTTCGCCTTTTATGGATGCGTATGTAACCATATACAGAACATCATTATTGACAAACGCCCTATCACTACTTACCTTATCCAAGCTAACATATATAATATGTTTTATAAAACTATTGATATCTCCACATATGTTAATAGCTTCTACTTCTTTAGGAATAACTACTTCCACTTCTTCTGGTTTTATATTTTTCTTTTTCATTGCATTAACCTTTTTGTATTTTGTTTTACTTCTTCAACAAGATCCTGATCTTTCATCATTTCCTGCTTAAGTTTCTCATTCTCCTTAATTCTTTTCACCCTATCGGCAAGAATCTTCTTATATTTCTTATCCGATATTTTAATAAACCAAGGACAGTTTCTTGAGGGAATCCTTTTACATGGATAATCAGTAAGACCGTTGGGACCAAACTGCTCACATCTATTGCATTTTTCTGCTCCTGTCATTGTCTTTATATTTTAACAAAATAACTATTTAACTCTCTTTTAGAACACTCTAATATTAAAGCATCTCCCCCAGGCATAAACATGAGAATAGAGTTTCGTTTGAATATACCGTCAATCATTCTGGTAAGTTTATTACCCTTATACGAAAAGATAGTAAACTCGATTCCACTTACTCTACTACTTTCATCAAACCTAAACGGAGAAGCGCATGCAACAACATATCTATAACCACCAATTTTAAATTCATCCCCTGGCTTTATTTTAGCAAGGGGAATCATCTTAACTCTCCTGTCTATGCTTACGTTCATTATTTTGCTACCTCGAATTTTATCTGTTCTTTAGGTTCATAATTCCAAACTTCGAAATCATTCGGAGTAAAATCATAGAACCCTTTCCCGTCCATACGGGATGATATAGTTACTTGCGGTACTGGACCGAAAAGAGAACGACGAAGAAGTTCGTTAGCCTGTTCTTCGTGCCGGTCATACACATGCATATCTTGGATGAAATGAGTGAAAACAGCAGGTTTTAACCCGGCGTCATGAGCAAACATCATCATCAACGCCGCGTACTGGGCTACATTCCATAGACCAGCAACAACAGCATCCTGGCTACGCTGATAAAGAGTCATATATAACTCATCTTCTTTAACAGATAAATTGATCTGGAACGCGCATTCTTGAAGAGGTTTAACAGAATTAGTAACAGGATTGAACATAGATGCTATGATACGTCTTGATGACTTATCATTTTTCAACGACCATAAAATAAAATCTGTTTGATTTTCAAATCCATACCCTTCATAAGCACGACCTACTATTTCATTCCCGTTGATAAAATAATTGCTTGAATGAATTATATAAGTATCGTTTTTAGCATCATTCAATATAACGGGAGTGTTGATCATATCGCCGTAACATCCTTCAATCTTTCCATTTTTATCAGCCCACTGATCCCAGATATGAAGACCAAGTTCTTTGATGTCTACCGATCTTTTTTGCCAAATCCACAAAATTTCTTTTATAGAGTTCTTAAGATTAGTAGGGCGAAGAGAACCAAGAGGAAATTCCCGACGAAGATCGTACTGGTTACATACTTGCAGGATACGCTTCACCTTGACGCCTGTTCCGTCACCGTAGACCGGTCGCTTTACCTCTTCCCACGGCTGGTTCATTATAAGAGCCAAATTGTCTTGAAATATTTTATCTACTCTTGCCATAGTTCTATTATTTAACCAATTACCATCCAGTCGTCAGCCAACATATCTGATTGCGAAGCTAAACATCCATTTACAATATCATCGTTAGCATCTTTCATGCACAGATAAGCACAGAATTTAATCATATTGGTTTCGGTTATGTCATAATAATCGTTTATATATTTTTTAAACGAATCTGGCAATGACTTTACTTTATTAACTATCATATCAGTAGACAACCAATCTTCCGGGCGCTGGAATACGAACATCCCTTTTCCATTCCATCCAGCACGTGCAATCAACGCACCTTTTTTTACTTCTTCTAAAGCTTCTCCAAATTTCATAACTATATTTTTTATAAATTAAACTCTGCAAAATCTATTTCAGATCCGGTTGACAAATTAATCATTGACTTTTCAAGCTCTTCCATTGGAACAGGTTTCACAATACCTCCATTACCAAGAGTCCTTTTATAGAAATTTATCACCACCTGATCGCTGGTTTTTACCGTCTTAGGAATAGGTTGACGAAGATATAATCCATCAAGAGACTTTACTCTTGAAAGAGACGTATATAGCTGTCCTGTTTCAAAAGAATTAGATACGTCCATCATAGCCGCATCCAATGTCAGGCCTTGGGCTTTATGGATCGTGATAGAATAACCTATTTTTATAGGATACTGAATAATAGCTCCTACTACTTCAGATTCTATCTTATATCCGTTTCTTACGTATTTTACTTTCTCAAACGAACATGGTGTTATAACAACCTTAGTATGCTCATCATCTTTTGGTTTATCAAGGACTACTTCAATCTCCCCCTTTTTTATAGATAATACAGTACCAAGAGAGCCATTGAAGTACTCTCCTCCGTTTCTTGTTATCATAACTCTTGATCCTTCTTTCAAGAAAAGAGTTTTTTCAACCGGAGCATCTTTAGGATAATCGCCGTTTATAACAGCTTCTAATTTTCTTAAAGAGCCTGGTAACGATGATATTCTCATTTCGTTAATAGCCGTAGCTTTTGAGTTGGTAGTTACAATCTCAACATATCCTTGATTATTATCAGACTGAATACATCTGCTGTTTATTGTATCAAATACATCATCATCCATCTGCCCTTCACGCACCTTATTAAGGATGCTAATGAATTTCTCATCTTTCTGACGATATATTTTTTCAAAAGACACCATTTCCATACCAGAAGCCATAAGAGACTTCGAACTAAAGAAATAAGATGTATCGTATATTTCTCTAAAAAAATCCTCCTTAATTACTGGCGGAAGTTGAAATAAATCACCTACCATAATAAGTTTCACGCCGCCAAACGGGTCCTTGTCTCCTCTTGCATGACGAAGTATATCAGCTACGTTGTCAAGAAGATCAGGGCGAACCATAGAGATCTCGTCTATGATAAGATACTTTATATTCTGTAAAATCTTTTCCGAACCTCCGTTGAATTTATATTCGCAGTTATCCATAAACGCACCTTTTCGTATTTCAGGTATATACGGCTGCATTCCGATCCTGAAAAAAGAATGAATGGTTTGGCCACCTGCATTAACAGCAGCAATGCCCGTAGGGGCTACAACAACCGCATTTTTTAATGCCGGTATGATACGTTTAAGGAACGTTGTTTTCCCACTACCTCCTTTTCCCGTAATAAAAAGCGGTTTAGGTGACTTACAAATAGACTTAATAGCCTTTCCTTGTGCGACATTACCTTCGGACATAACTGAACGAAGAACACACTCCATGATTTTTTTGTCGTAACTAATCGCCATATTTTTTTCTGATTTTGTTTTACAAAACAAAAGTATTAAAATAAAATAAAATCAAAAACATAAAATACATTAATCATAATTAAAAAGAAATAATAAGCCAAATAAGTGGCTTTATAGCAGATCGTAATAGTGTTTCACGCGAATACAATTAGGGCATAATCGTGGCTAACGGTCATTTCCGTCAATACTCTACGAGATTATCGTTTTTCGGCTCTGTCTGCGACCACTAATAACAGCCCCTCTCTCAAGCATCAATCATTGAAATAATGAATAATGAGATATAGGATAAAGATAGGTATCATTACAGAATGATAATTCTTCAAATGGTATATCCTTGAATATAGATTCTCCATCTAATTCTGTATCATTATCTGTTGTGTTATTGTTCGATCGTGATCGGATCGTTATATCCATGTTTTCTATCTTCTCCTTAAACTGTTCTGCCTTAACATACGTATAAATGTCTTCGTTTACCGAACCAACCGCTTTAGCCATCTCGCCGGCGAACTCAGCATACATATCCCGTACCTCATTAAAATCTGCCTTTTTGTCAGCTACGGCATTATTATATGATTTCATTCTCCTACTTACCCTACCACAGACCCCGGCAACGGACGTCCCCACCTCAGCACAGCAGGATTCAGCCTCAGCCATGCTGGATTTTACGGCGGCTATCTTCTCCTGGCTCCATCCACTAACCTTGTCGTATGATTGTTTAAGACGGTTTAAGAACATGTCCATTCTACGCTTCTTATCTTCTGCTATGATGGCGCGATAGTATTTTCTTACAATCTGGTTTTGTGTACTTCGTTCGTATCCGTCCCAGAAGTCTTTGTGCGCTTCTTTAGCCATAATAGAAGCTAATGACTTTGCTTCTTCTTCTTTTGTCTTTTTACGATCTATGCCAAGGATTTCGCCATCTTCGGAAACAACTTCTTCGGCGTTCAAGAAATTAAGGATATGAGTGTTGTCTTTTAAGAAGAAATTGAAATCGTTTTTCTTACTCACTTTTTCTTTTTCCTCTTTCTCTATATCCTTTTCTCCAAAATACCATCTGTTTGTTGCTCCTTTCTTATATAAGGTCCAGGTATTTGCTATTTGCCAGAAAACGGCTCCGTGTCTATATACCGGAATCAGCTTACCTATTGGGTAGTTATGTTCATTCGCTTCAATATAAGCACGAGGATTATCTACGTATGTTATAAATTGTATGTTTTCGAACCTTTTTACAAGCTTGTCTTGTATCGCCATACTGACAATCTCTTTCTCTTTTGTTAGTCCTACATTCAAATACAATGCAATTGTTTTGTTACTTATCGTCGAATCAATTAATCCATAATAATACGAGTGGCTTCCGTCTACGACCTCAGCCTGAGAGTTTGGCTCTCCACTGTTCAGTACAGATTCGTTGTTTCTGACTAAATTAACAAACATCGCTTCTCTTATCCTGTCAAGGACTTTTTCATGGTTTGTTATTTCATTTTTCTTTATCTTAATTAAAATCCTATTCTTTGGAATATTCACTTTCCCACATCCGAGAGTAAGTTGTACACCATTAACCCTATATCTTCTTGCAACGAACGTACTATCCGTCATACGGAACAGCTCATCGAACATCGGATGTCCTGTCATGTTCTTGAACTTCGAATACCCGATTCCAAGTTTGTGAAGAAGGTCTTTCTGGTTTTTGAATCTTATTCTCGAATCCCGGCGGGAGATTTTTATCATACAGTATAAAGCATACAGTTCCATGAATAGCGGATCATCTGACCACTGCTCCAAAAGTCTAAGACTTATGTTTATATTTCTATTTAACTGTAACTTCATAATCTGTAACAAAAAAAAATCGGATGGATTTTTGGGGATATCCATCCGATTTGTGTCTTTTTGCAGATAATCCCCAAAATCCCGTCACAGATGATGAAGAACAAAAATCAACAAAAACATAACACTTAATATCTTATATTTTTGTTTTATTTTGTTTCTACATCTGTGACGTGCTACAAATGTAGAAACAAAATTCAAGAATCAAACAACAAAAACTTATTTTTTAATGCTACAGTGCAAATATCGGGATAAATCCTGAATCTGTTGTCATAAAATACGTTAATTTTATATTTATAAATTCTTAATCCTTATCTTTGTATCAAAACTATAATCGGATGAAAGAGTGTGATAATAAAGATGTTAGTAATAGAGCCTATAGGCTTTTAGTGCCTTATTCCGACACGGTGGATATGGCTAAGAAGATACTTCTGTTTTATAACGGGTATCTTATGGCTTCAGGCAATGAGAAGAATGTTATAGACGCAAGACATTTAAATCTTCTTGCTTATTATTTTGTGTTTGGGTATTCTTATGATACCAAGAAGAAGTTTTCTCATTGTTTCAGTACCGATCTTCAATATGTATCGGTTTTGGATACGGAGATGAAGAAAAGAGGTATATTGATTGACAGGGAGGGGAATTACAGGACCAGGTGTTTGTGTCCGGATATAGAGAACATGCGCCGTCTTTTTGTATTGGAAGGTTCCAGGGATCAATGTGTATTGGTTTCTTTATTTTACAGAAAGAAAACTTTTGAAGCCGATGCCGAAGAATGATTTCCCTATATCATTTGAGTCACATATTATAGATGATGTGATGGATAAGACCGGGGGCGTTTACGACCGAAACCAAATACGTGACGTTTTCAGAGCCAGTATTTCTTATGCCAATAACTTATGTACGTACACAGATAACGTGTCTGTGTCTGTCCCGTATGTAGGTGATATGGTTTGTAACCTTCATGAGATGGAGAGGCGCAAACATAACCTTGAGCGTCTTAAATCCAAGGTAGAAAAATTATCTAAGTATCAGGAAAAAGAACTTCAGTGCCTTGATATTAAGATAAGGATGATAAAGGATGCTTATGACTCAGGTGAGATAAAAAGTGGGGATATGTTGATAAAACACAACAAATTATCTATCTTTAAATCTCGTAAGGGTCATAGTTTTAGTGAAATACAAAATATTCAAGAACAGGAATTTAACAGATAAGTCATGAAAAAGATTTTGCAAGCGGAAGTTATATACGATGCTTTTATGGATACGATATTAAAAAAACTTCCAAGAAAAAAAGAAGATTATCCTGATTGGTACAAGGAACGTCTTGAAAAGTGTGAGGGATGTAAATTCAATACCAAGAACGTCCCTAACTCTATGCTTCCTCTTTCTTTGTATGTAAGCAAGAAAATAGGTAAAAATCGTTGTTCGGTATGTACGTGCTTCATCAAGCAGAAGGCCTGGAGCAAGACAGAGGAGTGTGCGCTTGGGGAGGGGCTTCCCCGTCCTTCGTGGATGGACCGTCAGTATTCTATTGATTTTTATGATGAGAAGTCAAGATGGAACAGATTAGAGCTTATTACAATGGATTCTGATGAGTTTAATGTTATTTCTACAGATGACAAGCAATATAACATTGACCTATCTAAAGACGGTAAATCATTTGAAATCATTTTCGAACCGGTAGAGAAAGGAAACAGTATAAAGTTTTCATTCGTTCTTGAGTCGAAGCATGATATGAAGATAACAGCATCAGAGACATCTTGTGGTTGTACGTCATCTAATTTGAATATCATAGACTCCCGTCACTTTAAGTTCAATATAGAGATACATACAGCAGGATTTGGAATAGGAAGATTCGTAAAACATATGACCGTTCACTATCAAAAAGATGGGTCTCAAAAAGAGGAATCGATTCCGTTTAATTTTGAAGGTACTATAATTCAAAAAAGTTAAGTTATGGGCGGCTGTGGTAAAGCAAGGCATTTACAATGCGAGGATAAAAGGAAGTCCTTATTTTCTATGTTGCAGGCATCTTGTGACGATCTACCTGATTATTCTGCCGGAGACATTCTCTATGCTGTACTTAGATCTTTTGCAAAGAAAAGAGGATTGTCCGTTTCTTTTTTAAGGACGTTGACAGACGGCGAGCTTTTTGAAGTGGCTGATTATAATTTATCAATGGAGTTGATGGACGTTATTATTCATGATAGAAAGGTTATTGACAATGAAGAAGATTGATTTTGATTCAGATATAAAGCATCTTATTTCTTATTACAACCATTTACTGTTTGCGCAAGACAAGGTGGGAGAGGAGATGGAAGAGCTAACTAAGGATATCATTAGGAAGAAGGATGAGGAAAACGACATAGAGTTAGAAGACTTTATTGATTTGGAGGAAAAGTCGTTTATGACCAACTTGTATCAACAAGAGATGCTGAAAGTATCTTCTTCTATAAAGGCAGTTTACAGGTTATCTATTAACGCCGGTCATGATCTCAATGTAGATGATGACAGTAAGAAGGTTCTTGATAGGATAGTAAACGACGGAGAATCAGATTTTATTATGTACGTTGACAATAATACTGATTCTGTTATGTTCAAGGAAGAATCTGTTGAGGAAGGAATAAAAAACATGTGCAAGTATCGTGTTGATCCATCTTCTCTTGAAGACAGGTTTAATATGCTTAAGTCTCAGTATGAGGCTTTTTTAAAAATTATCAACAATGAAAGCAAGAAAGCCGACTAATGATGATGTCTCTTACGTAGATCGGAAACTTATTGTGTTAAGGGATCAGATAGATAAGGCTGAACGTTATCTATCTGAAAATCCTTGGGATAAAATAGAAGATTCCGATAAGAGGGAGAAAGAATTTAGGTTTCAAAAAAGCTTGTCTGATAGCTTAATGCAATGGACTGAATCTTATATTAAGATGTGTGGGATAATGGATGTCTATAATCAGCTTGAGGCTGCCAAAAACAAGAAAAGCCTAAAAGGAGGACAAACAGTATCAGGTATTCAGTCTTTTGTTAAGAATGAAGCTAAGAACAAGCTCGATAAATAGTTTTGTCATGAATATTAACAGTAAAGAACTTTATATAAATATGGGTAACGATATTCCGTTATGGAATGACCTTTATTCTTATGAAGAGCAAGATGATGATGTCAAGCAATTCTGGGAGAATGAGGCTATGAAACTCCTTAACGGTGTTACCATAAATGGGGTGTTTATCCATCCTTGGCTATACTGGCATATCAATTTCTGGAAGATGATGATTGACGTAGGAGAAGATCGTATTCCAGGAAATTCACAGCTTCGTGATAATGAATGGATGTTTGCCGAATTTCTAAAGCAGGCTGAAGAAGAGAATAAAGGAATATTCATGTTCGGGTGCCGTCGTTTTGGGAAAGCCCTTCTTGATTCTGAGATACTTTATCTTGAGGACCGGGAAAAGATGATAGGAAATATTGTTGTAGGGGATAAGATATATGACGATAAAGGGAATTTGGTAGAGGTCGTAGGTGTCTACCCTCAAGGGAAAGTAACCACCTACAGAGTCGTGTTCGAAGACGGTCGTAACGTTATTTGTTGCGGAAATCACCAATGGCGTGTCAATCATGGCGGAAAATGGCATGTTAGGAGTCTTAGAGCCATAGCCGGATTAGATTATAAGAGTATGTCTATTCCAGTAGGTGAGGCCCTGAACTACCCTACGGCAAAGCTGCCGGTTCCGCCGTCGGCCTACGCCTCGATGCTGGCGGCTTATCTCGGTGGCTATAGTGGGGATATGTTTTTTGATAAATACGTTTGTAAGAAATTTCTAAGATCGTCCATAGATCAAAAGAAAGATTTTATAGAAAACTTCATTCGTTCTTTCAGAAACGTAGTAACCGGAGAAGAAGAGCTTATGTTGTCTCATATTGACATGGATGTCATAAATTTTGTACAACGTATGTTTTGGGCTTCAGGTTGGTATGCTAAATTGGAGGGGAACAAACTTATACTATCAAGGAATCGTAAGGAATTAAAAATAAGATCCATATCGATATACGGAAAGGAGCATGCCACTTGTATAACCGTTGATAATGACTCTCATTTATTTTTGACCACCAATTACATCGTTACTCATAATACGGCCATAATGAGCTCTCTTCTGGCTCGTAATGCTACAATGACGTACAATTTGACGCATAATGTTATTGGAGCAAGTAAAGAAGACCTTGCCAATATGGGGGAGTATCTTGAGTTTGGACTTGATAATCTTCCTCCTTATCTTACTATAAACAGGACTGGTAACGATTGGACTAAAGAAGTTGTTTTAGGTACAAGAAACATCAATAATCAACGTGATGTTCATGCCAGAATAAGAATCACCAACGTTGATGATGGAAAGACACGAGGATCATTGAAGACAGCAGGTGGAACTCCATATACGTCTATATATGATGAGGTAGGTAAATTTCCGGTGCTTGGAGCATGGCTTGCCGGTAGGCCGGCTCATATGATGCATGGTAGAATGAGGGGCGTTTGTTTGATGGCGGGAACTGGAGGTAATATAGAAAAGTCTCAAGATGCCCAGAAAATCATGAACTCTCCGGACGAATATGGATTTATTATAATGAATTATGATATTCTAAATAAGAGAGTTATTAAACCTACATGGCGTATATGTAAATCCGGATGCTTTGTTCCTGCCCAGATGTCTCATGCGTATGAAAAGAAAGAAACGACTCTTGATAAGTATCTTGGAGTAGAGAATGCTCCCGGTCTTAAGAAGATAAAAATAAAAGTTTCAGACTTTGATAAAAATACTGGAATAATAAAATCACGTCTTGACGAACTTGTCAAAAAGGATAGGGCTTTATACGTCCAGGAACGAATGGCATTCCCTTTGTCTATAGATGATTGTTTCCTTAATACGAACGTAAATAGGTTCCCTGTAGAAGATGCGTTGAAGCACAAAAGCCGTCTTCTTGAAGAAGGTAGGCCTGGTAAAACAGTGGATATTTATCAGATAGACGGCATGAAAATGGGGTATAATTTTAGTGATAAGCAGCTTGCTGATTATCCGTTCCAAGGTGGTAACATAGATTCTCCTGTTGTTATATATGAGGATCCACCAGAAGAAGGAGGTGTTTTTGATTACACTTATGTCTCATCGCTTGACCCCTATAAATCAGACAAGGCTGATACTGATTCTGTTGGTTCGTTTTATGTACTTAAAAGATATGTAAAAATCAACGATCCATTTGCTTATTGCATAGTAGCATCATACGCATCACGTCCTCCATCTTCCGATGATTTTTGTAGGAATTGTGAAATACTTCAAGAAGCGTATGGGGCCAAGTGTCTTATGGAGAATGCCGACCGAATGTATGAATTTTATCTTACGAGACGAAATAAGCAGCTTATGTTGCTGGAAGATGGCGAACGTCTTGCCGGTAAGATTATTCGTGCCGGAGCCCGTCAGAACAATAAGCTCGGTTTGGCTCCTACGGTTCCCAATCAGCGTATGCTTTTCAATACCGTTATTCAATATTGCTGGGAGGATGTTGTTGTTGGGTATGATGATGATGGCAATGAAATAACACAGAAAGGTATTTACCGTATCCCTGATATAGAACTTCTTGATGAGATCATAGCCTTCGGTCCTGGGACCAACACCGACCGTATCATATCCTTCGGCCACGCTCTTCTTCTGGCTAAGTATTACGATGATATGGGTTATATGCCTGAAAGTACGACTCAGAAGGAGAATCAAAAGAAGAGAGAGCGCAAGAAGATAGAACAGGTCAAAGGATTTACGGTAAGAAGACATAACCCTTACAAAATGAGATAGGTAGAACAATTTACCTATCTTTGTGAAAAAACATATAGCTCATGGAGTATTTTAACAGAGATCAGGCTTTTCCGGCCAGAGGAGTATTTTCAGGGTTGCCGGTGCAGGCTATACCTACTAAGAGAAAAACCAAGGAGTGGTTTAAAGCCACTATGGATTCTCTTGAATTGATTGGTTTGAAGCAGCTTGATGAGAACCAAAAGTTCAAAGATTTTTACAGGATGATGGAAGGGAAACTGTCATTTATGGAACTGAAAGACGTAATTCCTTATCTTAAGGATGTTCAGTCTATAAGGGACAACGTAAATATTCCATCATTCTTACGTCATTATGATATAATAGGTACGATCGTAAACGCTTTTGTAGGATGGTTGGGCAACCTTTCTGACAAGTATAATGTAGTGGGATTGGACGAATCTGAAGTGAATCAGTATTCTGCCACGAAGGAAAATCTTCTTTATAATTACATTAGAGAGGAATTGGACAGAAGGGTTAGGCAAGAGTTATTAAATAGAGGATTGGATCCGGATTATAATAATTTTTCCAGCGAAGAAGAAAAGCAGGCTTATGCTCAACAGATACAAGAGGTGAAAGCATCTATGACCCCTCCTGAGATAGAGAACTTCATGAATACAAAATGGAAGACTGCCGAGGTTATATGGGGTTCTCATACGCTTGAAGCAGACAGGGGGCGTTTTTACATGGATGAAATAGATACCGAGAATTTCATTGACTATCTTCTTACCGGTCGTTGCTTTAGAAATTATCATGTAGGATACGACTATTATAAGCCGGAGAGGTGGTCTCCGTTGAATACGTTTTATTCTAAGACATTAGATAGCAAGTATCCTCAATATGGGGATTATATTGGTCGTGTTCATTATTATACTGCCAATGATATTATAGTAAGGTGGGGGCATCTTCTTACGGCAAAAGACAAGCAAAAGCTTATAGGAGGTGCTGATAATTTCAATGGTACTTATAACAATGGTGATAATGGGAGCTATGTAAGTTTATCCAAATCGGCGAGTGTAGGGATGTTATATCAGAATAAGGTAATACCTTGGAAAGGATATAATGATTATGCTTCTATAAAAGCTTATGAGGATTATTACGGTATTCCAGCCGGCACATATACCGGATACGATAGTAATGGCAACGAATATCACAGAACCAGATTTATGCCAAATTTAGAGCATGGTAATTATTATAACCGTGCCCAGAGTTTAAGTGACGAACATGTTCGTAGTGATTTGTATCAGGTAACTGAATCATACTGGGTATCTCCGGCTCAGGTGTATGTAATTACCTACCAAACTGAGACCGGATTAGTAACTACTGAAATGGTAACCGACGAGCTTCTTCAAGACTTTTTACAGGAAAATGGTATTAAGAAAATTACCAGGACCATGAGTAAGGGAATGGAGAACCCGGAGATTAATACCTATTTCGTAGATTACGTTCCACAGGTAAGGTACGGGGTTAAAATCAGTGGCGGGGCTCTTGCTCAGGACAACCTGTATCTGGATGGCGAGCCTATCGATCACCAGATAAAAGGAGATAGCAATATCTATGACTTTGTTCTACCTGTTGCCGGATATATCGGTACTTCTATGGCTAACAGGATTCAGCCATATCAAATATTCTATAATTTCTCCATAAACCAGATCAACAATATTCTTGAAAAGGAGATCGGTAAATTCTTCTTAGGAGACATTAATTTGGTTCCAAGTGAATATAAGGATTTGGGTGAAGATGTGGCTGATATATGGGCGAACCTTCTTGATGTAGCCAAGTCTGTTGGAGCATTAACATTAGATACCTCATCTCAAAATACGAAAGGTGGTGTTCCTTTCAACCAGTTTGCTGTCTATGATTTGTCGCAAACAGAGCAGCTTAAAACAAGAATGGAGCTTGCTGAATGGTCGAGGATGAAGTGTTTTGAAATGGTTGGTATCACGCCTCAAGTAATTAACGGTCCCAACAGGTATGAGACCGCCACTGGGGTCCAGCAGGGCGTTACAGCATCTATGTTACAAACACAGATATACTTTGATAACTTCGGTTACTTCAAGAAACGCGCTTTGGATCTTCATCTGGCTGTTGCTCAACAATGCCAGGAAGAAGGAAAGGATATTTCTGTAATGTACACAAAAAGTGACCTTACCAGAGCGTTTTTATCTATAGGAACCGACGGTCTTAGTCTAAGGCATCTTGGTGTTCAGGCATTATCTAATTCCAAGAAAAGGGATGAGCTTGAGAAATTTAAAACTTTCATGTTGCAGCTAAATACAGCCGGAGGCGATATTTACGATCTTGCATCTATCTTCACATCAGATTCTATGGTAGAGCTTATACAGAATGCAAGGAATACTCGCGCATACAACGAGCGTCAGATGCAGCAGCAACAACAGAATCAGATGCAGCTTAACCAGCAACAGATACAAGCTGAAGCTGCTGAGAAGGATAAGCAACGTCAGCATGAACTTGCTTTGGAAGACAAGAAAGGTCAATACAGGATACTTCAAGAGAAGATTCAGGCGGCAGGCAGGGCAGCAGACGCCAAGAGCGACGCCACCTCCCTCAACTTCCTGGCTTCTGTTTCAGATCAGACCGTAAGGCAAGCTGATATAGAAAGTAAGGAAAGGATAGAGGATAAGAAAATTGAAAACGATTCCAAACTTCATGATGATGAAATGAGAATGAAAATGGAAGAGTTAAAATTAAAATCCAAAGAGCTTGCTCAACGAGCGAGGGAAGATGCCACCAAAAGGTATGTAGCCGGAATCAATAAGAATTAAGGATTAAACATCCCCAAATTTCATTAGAAAATCTCTAATAAAATTTGGGGATGTTTAATTTTTAGTGAAGATTAAACACTTATAAGTTTTTTGTCTGAAATATAGGTATTTAAATATTTTTGCAGTATGGGAAAGATAGATAAAAATGGAATAGTAGAATTGGACGATATTTTTAGTATCGGTCCAGTTGATGATGTTTATAATAGGGAAGAAGATATTCTGCCTATTAATGGTAATGAACCGGCTAAAAAAGATGAGAAGCCTGTAGAAGAAGGTTCTCAAATTAAAGAAGAGCCGGTTGTCGATCCTACTCCTGATCCTAAAGAGGATAAAAAAGGAGAAGAGAATGTGGTTGACGTTAAACAGGATCCGGTAGAGGCCCCGGTTGTCAATTACAGAAAAGTATTGGATGCCCTTTCTTCAAGAGGGATCATTCCCGATTTGAAAGATGTGGTATTTAGCGGTGAAAACGGCGAAGAGATTACTATCAATGATCTTGATTTTAGTAAAGAAGATTCGTTGTGTGACATACTATCTACAGTCCTTGAAAGCCAGAAAGAGGATATTGTTAAGGATAAGATAGATGTTACTTCTGTTTCTGATATTACCAAGAAGCTTATTCAGGCTGATAAGGCTGGCGCTAATATCGTTGATATTCTTAAGCAATATGATACGAATGTCGCTCCGATAGAAAAGCTTGACATTGAAAACAAAGCAGATCAGATAAAGATCGTTCGCCATTATGTTGATCTTCTTGGGTTGCCTAAAGATGAAGCTGATGAGTTTTTCAAAGGCATTATCAATAAAGGTGAAGAGTATGTTGAAGCAAAGGCTATAAAGTATAAGGCTGAGCTTGATAAGAGAATGGATGATATTATCCAGCAACGTACTAAAGAGGCTGCCGAAAAGAAGGCGAAGGATGCAGAAGATTTTAGAAGGTATAAGAAAGACCTTAAGTCTTCTATCCAGGCAAAGTATCAGCTAAATGACACTATGGTATCTAAAGCTCTTGATTTTGCCCTAAAACCTTCTGAATCGAATCCCGGAATTACCAAAGCATTTAATAGGGTAAGGGAGATGATGATGAATCCGGAAGAAGCGCCAGATTTGATTATGTTTCTTATGAATCCAGGTGAGTTCGTAAAACAGAAGTCAAATCAAGCTGTAGTTGATGAGAAAAAGAAGATTTATAAGCTCATCAGCCACACAAATAAAGACAAGAGGGTAGCTCCGGTAGATGATAAAGGTGATCAAGTTCAAGGTGTGAAGTTCGATGAAATTAGTATAGATTAAAAAAGATTAAAAAGTTTTTTCGTTCATGGCTAATGTACTTTTAACAAAAAATTTCCCGGCCACCATGAATGGTGACACGGTGATTGGATATACCGACGCTAAAGTCGTTAAGCAAAGTATCGTAGAGCACGATCTTAGCTCTTTAGAAGATTGGTACTACGAAGATCCGGATAAGAACCATCTGGGTATGCTTGAGTTGTTTTCTAACATTACAAACTATCCTCTACCTATGTATATGGGTATGATTAAACAGGATGCTACTATTACCGTAAATGGTATCAATGGTTCATTCCGTTATGATCTTCCGGTATCAGAAACGTATGAGGTGGTTACAGTAGAAGACACGTCTTTGAAATATGCAAAACCTGGTATTGATGAAAGCTTCTTCGAAATTGTGTTGAATGCACAATTTAAACAAGGAGATGTTATTACTTACGATGTGATTAACGGTTGCCAGGCTCTTATCTCTACAGAGCGCCCTCCGAAACAAGAAGGTGAAAACTGGAGATACTGGTGTAAGCTGTGGGGCCGTTCTCGTGCTAAATACTTCCCGAAAGACATGCTTCGCGCCGGTATTAAATACTGGAAGGTAACAAACGTTCTTGGTGAGTTCTCTACTCAGTTCTCTGGTGTAGGAGGTGCTTCTAAGGCCGGTTCTATGACTTGTGAATTTACGCTTGGTGGACACCGTGGTGTTGAAGGTGAAACGACTATGTACGCTGGTATTAAGTCTTTGGCTTATGCGGACGAACGTACGCAGAATTTCATCGACAAGGCTTACCAGAAAGTTCGTCAGCTTTCTGAAATCAGAGGAGGTGATGCAAGTTATGCCATTATTGGTTCTCGTCTTGGTGATGGAAGCATTGATATGCGTACAGCTCGTGTAGCCAATACAGTATCTCTGTTCTGTTTGGCTGAATTGGCTAAGATGGAAGCATACGAACTTATGTTCATGCGCGGAGGTAGAGTCAAGGGTCATAATGGTGTTTTGATGAAAAACGAAGGTTTGTACCATCAACTTCGCCGTGGTTTCGTTATCTCATATGCACGTCCGGGCGGTATCAAGCGCGAACACTTCCTGGCTGCTGCTGACTATATTTTCCGTGGTCGTAGCGATATGCCGATTGAAAATCGTGTAATGAAATTCAAGGTAGGCGCTATGGCTTACAAGAACATCGTTGAAATCTTCCGTGATGAGTTCTTCTCTCAATTGGGTGCCTTGGCTCCGCTTATGGGTACAGAACGTATTATCAATAATCCGGTAACAGGATCAAACGATGCTCTTGAATTAGGAACTGTAAAGATCAAGGGTGTTACTATTCCGGGTATTGGTAAGGTCATTGTAGAACACGAACCTTCTTTGGATTACGTTGATATGGTAGATAGAAGCCAGTTGGTAGACGGCATGACTCCTATCACATCATATTCTTGTATTATGGAAGACTTGACCGCTCCTGAATACTCTAACGCATTCGCCGGCATCCCTGCTTCATCCGAAGCTCGTATTGGTAATATCAACAGCAATGTATTCTACGTTAAGCCTGATATCGGTTCTATGTGGTGGGGTTACGAACAAGGTAGATGGTCATCCAGAGTATCGGCTCAAGAAATTGTATCCAGCCATCCTCGTATGTCAGAACAATTCTGGTGCCACTCTGTATCGGCTTGTTGGGTAAAAGATACCAGCCGGTTCGTAACAATTGAATTGTTACCGAGTTCTTTGTGATCATAACTTTTAGTATTAACTTGCGGTCGGATTTAAAACCGGCCGCAAATTTTGTTTTTTAAGGATATATAAAAATGGGAAAAAAGATTTTTGAAGAAAGCCATGAGTCCAAGAAACTGCTGGCTACCGTAGGAGGAATGAAGATATATTCCGACTCTATTTATGTTATAACAGGTAAGATGGATGAAGAAGCTCCTTCCGGATATCAGGAAAGAGGTATTTCCAAGACTCCTTTCCCCGGAAATAAGACAGTATCTTGTTGTGGATGGGATAAGGATCTTAGGGTGTATGATACCGGTTTCTTCATCAATTCAGCATGTTATAAAGGTTACTCACTTGAAGACAAGAAAGCCGAAATGGATATGCGTATTAAGAATATTCGGTATCCGTTTGAAGAGACTGTCAATGAGGACCTGGACCAAAAGAACTTCGATTTCTGGGATTCTTACAGAATTGACTTGTATGATGGTCGTTTGTTCTACACTAATGACGTTCGTGATTTATTTGAGCTGTATATAGCTATTTTATCCAAGTCTCTTACTCCTAAAGAGGAAGACGGTAATCCGATGTATGTCGAATCTTATTATTGTGTAGAAGACAAGACTACGGCCGTAGATATCAGGAAACAACGTCAGATTGACAAGGCTGATATTTTATATGAGTTCATGAACAAGCTGAAAGGCTCCGAGGCTGAAAGGAAAAGCATTTACGATCTGCTTTTGTATCTTGACATCATATATAGCGTAGAGCTTGATCAGAGCATGGTTCAATACATATTCACTAATTGGATTGATGCCAAGAATACGAACGTTGACATGTATAAAGAAGCAAGCTCAAGGTTCTTGTCTGATGATGAATCTTCCGAAGGAATGCAAGTCATTAAACTCCATCGTATGATCAGGGAAATGATTGAGGGGCTGGCTGTCACTATCAATACTGACGGACTGTATCTGAATGGCGAGCTCCTGGGCGCCGACGCCATCTCTGCGTCTATGGCTCTTGCTTCCAATAAGTCGATGTTAGAAACCAAGTCACGTGTTCTGGAAGCGTATAATACTTTAAAGAACAAGCATAAGAAAATAGAAGGAGCTAAGTCTGACAAGAAGAAAAAGGAAGACGAAAAAGGCTTTGATATTGATCAATACGCTGATAAAAAAGAATAATTTATGAGAATTGTTGATTGTTATCTTCGGGCCTTACAGAAGGCTGAAGAAAACATGACCAACGGTGGTATAAAACTTGACAAGGCACGTTTTGTTCAGCTTTTTAATGACGAACAAAACCGCCTTGTTCGTTATATCCTTGATAAGAAAAACGAAGAGGATATACGTTATATCCAAAAGTTGGTTGTGTACTCAAAAGAACTTGACGAGAAAGAAGATAAAGATAATCCTGAAAGCACTTTATTTTCATTGCCTTCTGATTTCTTTTCTTTTTCAAACATATCAGGCGTATTTACCAAAGGTGAATGCACGGTCACTGATTTTACCATGTGGGAGGCTAAGAACGAAAACCCGCATGAGCTTCTTGCCGACTTTTTTAACAAACCTGATTTTGATTTTAGGGAAACGTTCTACACTATAGGCGAAGATTCGGTAAGGGTGTACAAGTCTGGTTTTGATGTAGACACCGTTTATCTTACGTATTACCGATATCCGAAGGAAGTTGACATCGAAGGATATATCAAATCTGATGGTTCTAATTCAACCGATATAGATCCTGAATTAGATGACAAATTAATTGGTATTATCCTTAACATGATTGAAAAGCAATTTGCTTTGAATGAAAGCGAATACGGACGTTATCAAATAGATTCAAACAACGTCCAATCTCCTTTGTAGCAGAAGGAAGGCATACTCTGAATTAAATATTATCAAAAACGATTAGAAATTAATTAATCTCTAATCGTTTTTGTTGCTTATATGACTATCATTATTTTTGATGCAGATAACAGAATATTAATTTTAAAACATTATAAGGCTATGGCTATCCATAAACCGTATGACAGACATATTATCTGTCCTCCGCACGCTAAGTTGGCGGACGTAGATTCTTTGTTGCTTCAAGAAGGTCAGATCGCTATCTATGATTTGGATGGTGAGCAGACTAAAGATGGTTTGAAAGCATTGACTGATTTGAAGGGTTATCGTAAGGACGAACAACGTTTCCAGATCAGAATCGGACGTAATGAGATGGTGAACGACCGTGTATCTGATGATAAATCATTCTCTACACCTACGTTTGCTATTGATGAAATTATAGAAGTGTATGCTTCTGCTCCGAAGAGCAAAGAAATTAAAGTAGATGAAGTTATTTTCGGTTATAACGGAATTGACGACAATACCGCTATTACAGCAAGAAAAGGCGATCGTATTCCTATCCATATTAAGCTGACAGGACGTTTGTTCGAGCTTCGTGGTTATCCGATGGGTGAGGTGAATATCGATGATTACATTATTTTCGAAAACTGTCCAGGTCGTGAGGATATGTGTTCAGAATGTGATCCTTGCGAAGATGTTGATATTTTGGCTGCTATCTTGAAAACAATCGAACGTATCAAGAATCAGCCGATTGCAGGTGGTGGAAAGGTAGGTGATTTTGTAGAAATCCATCCTATCCATTCTTGTGACGAGTTGGAAAAAACTCCGGTGGAAACCGACATGAATTTCTATTGTATGGAAATGTGTGATACCGGTGATGCTTATGCCCTGGCTCAACTTAAGGCCGCTTATCCTGGTTTGGACATTAAGAGAGTTGGACGTCATCTTTCTACATCTAAATATCAGGTGATGAAAGAAGGCGGTAAGCCTGCTGATTATACTCAAAAGCTGTCTTCTATTATGAAAGGCTGCGAAGAGTGTCCTGAAGGATATACTAAGGTAGATGGCGGTTTGATCTATGCCGTAACGTTAGAGGATGATGGTGTTGATCAGTCTACTGTAGTAGAAAGCATTAAGAATGCCGTTAGTAGCACTGCCGAGAAAACAGCAGCCCAGGATGGCGGAGTAGGTATGTACACTGTGGCCGTAAGCAAGAAACTGACGAAGGCTGATATCGATGCATTTGTAGAAACTAATCCGACAGCCACAGTAACGTTCGTTGCTAAAACAGCAGATATGTGTAGTAATCCTACTGTTACTACTGTTAGCTGGGAAGCATGTGGTTCTTGTAAGATTTCGAAAGAAGCTTATGAAATCACGTTGCCGGATGATGAATGTGGTGGTAGTGCAAAAGCAGAATTACAGGCGGCATTCCCGTATCTGACAATCGAAGATTATGGTACACCTGGTGGATGTCAACACAAGTTTAAAACAACGGTCGTAACTAATATGGTTTGTGACGAATGTGATGACATTTTCAAAGATTTCTTTGTATCGAAAGCCCCAGAATCTTATCGTGGACGCAATTGGAAACGTTTGGGTGCTGTAGCTGGTGATAGTACAATTATTGCCGATCCGTTACCTAAGAATTGCAAATGCGGTATTTTGTTCCGTGGTATAGATTATATGATTTCTCCGTCTGACTGTTTGATTGACCGTCTGACATTCCAGGAAGGATCTGTTCGTATTGCTGTAAATGGTGGTTATCCGGATGAACAACGTGAGGCTATCAGCACGTACTTCAACCCGATCCACACAGAATACAAACAGCACTGGGCTCCGCGCACTCACCTTGGAGCTGAATTGCTTGATAAGGAACGCGAACAACGTATGTTCTTCGACTTCCGTAAGACTCATCAAGAACTTATGGAACGTATGTTTACCAACGAAGAAACCCGCTTAGACCTGTTGGCTCCGTATGCTGATTATTCAGTAACATTGAAGCCGGCACGTTACTCTAATGGCTTCGGTAGGGTAATTGATGATCACATTACAGTACACTTCCATGTACCGTATGGCGCTCACGAAGGTATTCAAGATCTTATGGATTTGTTAGCTGCTTCTGCAAATATCAAGCCTTGTAAAATTTGATTTTCCTTTTTTTCTATATATCCCAAGGGGGAGGAGGCTGGTCCTCCACCCCCTTTTTTGTAATAAAACAATTTGAAATAAGTTAGTTTCATATGAATGGCGTGGATTTTTTAGCCGGTGCCTTTGGTAGGGGCATTGACAAAATAACCAACATAGTTGGAAAATGGGGTTCCTCCCAACCGGTAGATGACAGCAAATCCGGTATAAAAATAGGGGACAAAATCTACCAAGTGGTTGTGTCCTTAAATGGCTGTTATTGGTATCTTGACGAAGAAGGCAAGAAGCATCCTGTTTCTGGTATTCCGGCCACAACCGAATGGGAGTGGATTAACATAGCTGAGAAAGTTATCAAAGATTTCAAAACATGTTACCGTACACCTGGTGGAAAGGTTGAAGTATGGAGTTGGTATCTTCTTAACGATCAGATGGATGTTCTTAAAGAAACCCATAGAATTACCGACAGTACCGACATGGATAATCCGGTAGGTAAGGTTCTTACTAAGATACCAGATGAATGGGTTATGATCGACTGTGATCTTCCTGATATGACGGAACGTGATATTACGTTTGTAAGTAGATGTTATAAGACTCCGGATGGTAAGGTTGAAATAGAAGGATTGGAAGCCATAGATGATAAGATAAGCATTAGAGAATCTATCTATACTGTTATTCAGTCAACTGACGATAATTTCCCTGCCGGGCATGTTTTTAAGCTAATTCCAGAAAATTGGGTTCGAATGGTTTGTGACTTTCCTGACATGACAGAACGAGATGTAACTTATGTTCTTGAATGTTACACTACTAAAAAAGGGAAAGTGCAGGTAGAAGGCTTGATAGCCATAGATAATATTCTTGGATCCAGGGAAGAGGTTTATACTGTCCTTCAGTCAACTGATCCTGATATTAAGGTAGGGACCGTATTGGATTCCATACCCGAAGATTGGGTGAGGATGGTATGTGATTTTCCAGATATGACAGACCGGGAAATCGTTGAAGTGGACGAATGTTATAAGACAGATGGTGGTAAGGTCAATATAAAAGGTTATCAAGCTATTGATGCTATTCTTGGTGTAAGGGAACAGTATTATTATATCGTTAAGACAACGGACGTCGCTTATCCTCAGTGGACGAGAATAGATAAGATACCTAACGAATGGACGAAAACCGAATGTGACTTCCCCGATCTTACGGAAAGGCATATCATGTCCGTAGATGAATGCTATACAACTCCTGGTGGTAAAATACATCTTGGAGGATATAGGTCGGTAGATAGCATAATAGGAGTCCGGGACGAATATCTTATTGTTATGGAAACAACCGATCCTGATATACAAAGAGGTGCCACATTCAATAAAATACAAGAAGGATGGCAGCGTATTGTTTGTGATTTCCCTGATGCTACTACATCCGATACAGAAATAGTAGAAAACTGTTATAAGACGGAAAGGGGTAAGGTTCAGATCCGGACGTATATAACAATGGACGGATACGGAAATACAAGGGAATTGAGGCATATGGTCCTTAAAACAACCGATCCTGATTACAATATTGGATCCAACATTGATCAGATACCGGTAGGATGGTTGAGTATCGAGTGCGATTTTGCGTCTGCTACCCAACGTCATATAAGACAGGTAAAAGACTGCTATGGTTCTGATGCAGGGAGTATTTACGTAGAGGGGGAAATAGTTTATAACAATGATCTTGACATAGACAAGATGGCACTGACGGTTATGGAAAGCACTGACCCGGCGATAGCCGTAGGGACGACGCTGGCTGCTATTCCTGCTGGCTATGTAAAGACGGTTTGTAGATGCAATTGTTGTAACCATTAAATCTTATTGTCATGAGTTGTAACGAATATTATTTAATAACATTGGAGTCTATACCGACTCCAGTCCGTCATAAATACACTAATTTAACGGATGAATGGTATGGTCCTGATGGTACTAAGTACGAAGATCCTGATACGATAACTAAGATCGAGCAGCAGGCTACAGATAATAATCGTATAGGGGATAATACCTTATATCAGAAACTTATTGAAATATATTCTCAAGGTGAGTCAATAAAATCGGACATCGGAGATATAGGTTCGGTATTGGATTACATAAACGGGGAGGAAGTGTGATGGGGACTATATCGGACAAGTTAATGAGGATTATAAATACCAAAGAGGATATAAGGCAAGCCCTTATATCCAAAGGGTATGATGTACCTACTTCCATACCTTTTAAAGAGTATGCTAAAATGATATCAGACTTACCATGTAGAGTGGATTCTTTTCCTGATATAGAAGGAATTGTAGCTCGTTATTCAGCATTAGGTCTTACTAATGAGCAGATGGCTACCAATCCTGTATGGGTAGATAAGACGGGTAATGGCCATGATCTACAGTTGAAAAACTTCTCCTGGAAGGGAATGTCCGGGGTTGGTGGTTATGGCGATGAAAATCACCAAACATTCTACAAATTCACATTAGATGATTATGTCTTTATAGCTAGCCCACCTGGTGCTAAGCACATGAATTTTACGTTTAGGGTAACGGGGTTACAGCCTGGAAATAAATTAACATTAGCTTTTTTTGGAACAGCGAATACTGTCTACGGTACATGGAACAAAGATGGCATATATACTGTTGATGCTGATATTGTTGAGGCAGGGAAACCAACATACTTTTACAACGGATATGGAGCAACCAGAGGAGAGTTTACGATTGAAATTCTTCCTCTCTACCCCGGCGCACTCGTCTTTGATGGTGTAGACGATTATGGTGTCTGTGATAACTTCCCTATTCTGACTAAAGAAAAGGGATATACGGTTGTGGCGTTGAGACAGTGGATTTCAATGGGTGAAGGAATCTCTGGATTAGTATCTAATGTAAAGAATTGGTTCAATGATGGTGCTTTCGTTTTAGAATACAACAATAATAATGCAACTAATAAGTTTGTTAATAGACCTGTATCTTTCGGAAATGTTAATATAGAGATGGATTTGCCAAATAATTTTACCTATCAAACATCTAAAAGTTATAAAGGAGTACCTATAACAACAGGTTCTTTTAAAGGGACAAACTCGCTTTTTGTTGGAAAATTAAATAACATCATCGGAAATTATTCTAATGTCGCTATCTGGGAACTTGTATTTCTCGATCACGACGCCACCGAAGAAGAGCTGACCAAGATCAAAGACTACTTCGTCAAAACCTATCCCTGGCTCTTCCCCGACCAAGCATGGACAGTGGTAGGCAAAACCAACGAGGACGAAGATCGTGCTACTATTGCCAACATTACGGGCAATGGTAATAATCTTGTACTGTCTAATTTTGGGTTTAGTGGGAATAGTGGGTATGGGTTGTACAATATACAAAAATTTACTAATTGGAATCATGTTGCAGATAGAGGCGATATAGTAAAAAATGGATATTCTGTTACTATAACAAATTCGAAAATAACCGGTTCTTCTACAAATTATAATACAGATATTTTATATAGTTATAATAGTTCGTCAACAACAATAATATTTAAAGTCACGGGGTTAGTTGATGGTCAAAAAATATTTTTGGGTAGAAAAAGTGTAACAGATGCATATGTGATTGATAAAGATGGCATATATCGTAGTGATTATAATATTCCACAAGAAGCTGGTAAAGTGATAGTTGGAATAGGTACTGTTGGGTTTACTGGTGAATGCAATATTACCATCGAACAAATCCCCGAATACGAAGGATACCTCATTACTGATGGGGTGGATGATAAGGTAGTCAGTGCTGAATCAATCGCATTTACAGATACATGGACTATTATAACCGATACTGTATTTTTAGGTAAAGTATCTGTAGCAAGTGGTATTCTTGCAAGCGATATATTTACTGTGTATAATTATCAAGGTTCCGGGACGATAGCTGTTGCAATGGGTGATGGTGGCAGCTCATTAAGAGTGATTACATCATCTATAAAAGCATTTTCATCAGATGGTACCATATATGATGCTGAATGGAATGAATATCATGTTGAAATAGGAATCATTCGAGCTTTAGAACGTTTATTAAAAATTGGCACATCAAGTAATGAGAAATCTTATTTCTGTCAATTAGCATTTAAATTTCTCGGCATCTACAACAATCAGATTCTTTCCAAAGACGACTGTATCAAAGCCTACAACTATTTACAAACTTTAAAAGCAAAATAATATGAAATTCATTATCATACCAAAAGAAGTATATGATTCCGTATCTGAAGAAAAGAGACGTGAATTAGGAATAGGTAGCCCAAGAGCGAGCGTAGACGGCTCTAAGGTTATTTTACACGTAGAACATTATGACCATCTATTTAAGTCTTTAGACGCGCAGGCTGATGATGATCCTCAATATCCGTATCCGGTATATGACAGTCCTTCTTCTGAGTTTGAATCTGTTCTTTCATCTAAAGAATGGGTGTCCGATGTTAATAACGAGCGTCTTTGATCTTGTTATGGTTAGAATAATTGCTATATTTGTTAAAAGTTGAATAATTAAAGCGTGTGGTAGCGTTATCTACCATATAATCATCATGTTTCAGATAATAATCGGATGCGTTTTGGCTAATATCCTTACGATAGCAATCATCGGTTTAGCCCTGTATTTAGTGTATCGTAAAAACGAAGATCGTTTAAAGGCTTTGGATTCTAAGATCGATCAGAAGGTTGAGGACGTAAAAAACAAGGTTGGTGCGGTGATGGACATCGTAGACCAGGTCAAGAAGTTGTTGGATAAAATTAACAAAAAATAAATATGGCAGAAATAGGTTATAACAGTAAATTCGAAGGCCAGGAGGTTGATTCCAGACTTGAGAATGTGGTGCAGGCCGCTCCTGGAACAAGTTCGGAGTCGGGCAAGGGAGGCCTTATCCCGGCTCCCCCTGCCGGAAGTCAAGACGGTAGCAAGACTCTTCTTAGTGACATGACATGGGGAGATCATATAACAAAGCAGTACGTAGATAATGCTGTTTCTGCTGCTGGATGGAAAAAGCAAATTGTTACTGTTTTGCCGAATGTAGATGAGGCTGCTGATAACGTCATGTATCTTGTAAAAGATGATTTAGCTTCTACTGAAACTGGCAATGTATATAATGAATATATTTTGGTTACAGATCCAGAAGGAGTTAAGAGTTTGGAATCTATTGGTATGGTAAGTACTGGTGTAGAAATGACGTTTTTAGATCTTGATCAGTTTTCTGGAAGTTCAGGAACCGTAAGTGATGATGTCTATAATAGCGTTGTTTCGGCTTATGAGAATAAGATTATTTTAGGAGTAATTGACGGCTCAATTACTCCTATAACGATATATAAAACAACAATTGAATCCTCTGTTGTTTACAATATTTCATTAAATTCTATTTCAAATTCTTATAGTAGGGATGTGTTGGAATTAGCCAATAGGTTTATCATATTAAATGAGGATAAAAGTTTTACAGTTGATGATTTTAATTATGATATTTATGGTTATTACATTGATTTTTTAAAATTTATGACAATGGATCCTTCTGTTGTTACAACATTGGAAAATCTTCCTAAAGGTCGTCATAATATTATAGCAAATGTATCTGCTGCCACTTCTTTGTCTATGTCCGTATCATCATCGGATGTAGGACGAGAGTGGCAGGTTCGTGTCAACAACACTACCGGTTCTGACATTACGCAGCCGCTTCCTACTACTGGACAGTTCCAGAGCATGTCAGGTGACAGTGTTACGATACCGGCCAATAGCTTTATTGAATTAAGTATCTGGTATATCAATGATAAGCTGGTTATAAGAGTAGGTGAAAATGCTTAATAGAAAGGATGAATTATGTTGTATGTAAATAAGAGTATAAAAGGTTTTTATTGGGAAGGATATGATTTGGATCCATCTTCTTACGAAGTAGGATATTCTTATCAAGATTTCTTGGATGGGAAATGGGTTCAACTTGATGAAGAACAGAAACAGTTTCATCAAGACAATCCTAAAGCGAGTGTAAAAGAAGTTATTGCTATGCAGCTTGATCCTGAGCCACCAGGACCGACAGAAGAAGAGTTGCTTGCTATAGCCAAAGAAAAGAAAGTTAAGGAAGCTCGCGAATATGCTTATTCTGATTCTGTTCGAACATACAGCTTAGACGGTAAGTCTGTATGGTATAATGAGAATATGCGTTATAGGGTAAAGAATGATATTGATGTAGCAAAAGGAAGCGGAATATATACCGTATCTGTAGCAGATTCAGAATACGAGCTTGATATTGCTAATACGGCAATGAATGAAATGCATGTATATGAATCTGAGTGCAATGATCGTACTGCTGCCATAGAAAAGGAAATAGCCTCTAAAACCGACAGGAGTGAAGTTGAGTCTATGAAAGTGGATGAAGGCTATCCTGAAAAGTTAGTAAGGACAAAGGATCAGATAATAGAAAAAAATAAGATCCTTGAAGCCAATGATCCTGAGAAGGCTACAGCTATGTATATGAGGGCTATGATCAATACGCCGGCTATGCTGGAAAATACTGATCAGAATCTTGCTCTTAAGATAAAGGGATTGTACCCTATTTGGGATAAGGATGGAGTTTACGGCGACAAAGGTCTTCCTATGGGAACGGCTGTTGTAAAAGGGCAGCGTCTCCGTAGCAAAAACAAACCTTCGGATTTGGATTGGACTTTGTTTGAAGTAAGGCAAGATCACAATCTCCAAGCCGATTGGGTTCCTGGTCAGGGAGGTGGAGCTGAAAGCCTGTATATGGTTGTTCAAGAAAAGCATTCAGGTACGATAGACGATCCTATTCCTTGGGTATATAATTCTATTTTAGAGAACGGAAAGTATTATATTGATAAAGAAATAAAGTATCTTTGCATAAGAGATTCAGGCATTCCTTTAGCTTATGAAAATCTTGCTGATCTTGTATCAGCCGGATATGTAAGGGTTGTTTAGGTCGTAATTTGTTGTTAATGTTATGGATGGCCCCTGTATATTTATTTATGCAGGGGTTTTTCTTTAATCCAAACTCTGCTTATTTAAATATTTGGTAAGGTTATGATTATCTTTGTGAAAAAGGTTAAGTTATGGAAAGAAAAGATATTATAAAAGAATTGAGTCAGTATTTTAGTATTGTTGAATTAGTTGGTCCTAAAGAGTACGGTAGAGACAAAGATCTTTGCTGGAGGTATTTAAGAACTGAATTGCTTCACACGATACTGGTTTTAAGGAAAGACATCTTGAAAACTCCGATGACGGTTAATACCTGGAAGTCGGGCGGAAGGTTTGATGAGCGTGGGTTTAGGAACAATATCTCGGATATAGTAAAATCAAAGACCGTATCAGGGTCGTTGTATATCAGTCCTCATATGCTTGGGGCAGCCATCGATTTCGATGCTAAAGGTATGACGGCAGAGGAGGCAAGGAATAAAATAATTCAGTCGCAGGATTTACTTCCTTGTCCTATTAGATTAGAATCAGGTACCAATTGGGTCCATATTGACGTATATGACTCTCTTGGAAGTAGCAAGAAAGTAACTATGTTCTAATATGGCTTACAGATTTGTAGGAAGGATGAATTTAGAAAGTTTCTGGGCTTTTCTCATTTCCGGATTATCAGTATTGTGGATGAATTTCCAGGAGATTCACCACCTTATATATTCTATATTGTTTATATTAGCTATAAATCTTTTGTTAGCTACTATAAAAAGTATCAAACACTGCTATATCCGAAGAAAGAGAAAGAGGCCTTTTAAGATATTGACATGCATAAGCGAAATGGGAGTTTTGAAAATCCTTCTTGAGTTCGCGGCCTGCTCTTTCGGGTTGTTTACCATATCCGGAATGGATCTTATTATGTCTATGGGAGGGCATAAATCCCCAGAGTTTATAGACACGCTTCTTCAGTGGATTACGATATTCGCCTTAATATTATACGGTGGAATGGCATTTAAGCGCCTTGGCGATCTTGCACCTGATTTGATGATAGTAAAAGGCGTTAAATACTTCTTTAGTAAAGTGAGTTGGTGGCAAAAAGTTCCTTTTGGAGAAGAGCTTAAAGAAAGTATCAATAACGGTGATATACAAGAACTTTTAGATGAAGATAAGGAGGGTAAGAAATGTGTTTGCAAAAAATGAGGGTAGGGCATGTATTAGGAGTTCTCCTATTGTGTTTTATGTCTTTCTTGTTTGGTAAAACATGCAAGAAGCAGGAGATAATACATGATATAGAAATAGATACGGTAATAGACACCGTTATCCATCCTATTCCTGTTCCTCAGTATATAGTTGACGTAGGGGAGGTAGAGATACCTTTCCCTATGGATGCTATAGTTAAAAAAGATACGATAAAAGACACTGTTTACATTAATATTCCAATACAAAGAAAAACATACAGCACAGATGATTATCGGGCTGTTATAAGCGGATACAGACCCAATTTGGATACGATGATCATCTACCACAAAAAAGAAATAATATACGAAAAGAGCCGGCGCTGGGGCATAGGACTGGCGGCGGGGTATGGGGTTGGGCGCGAGGGCTTCTCCCCCTACTTAGGCGCTGTGGTCTATTATCGGATATGGTGATAATCACCTCACCTTTTATTTAATGTCCAATAGTTTAAACTTTTATCACCTCATTTACTTATCTTTGTAGAAAAAGATAAGGTATGAACTATATCGATATTTTACCACAGATAAGAAATAACATTTTCTATGTCAGGATAGTAATGACCGATTATGATGTAGAAAATCAGATGGTTATTAGAATAGTAGCCAGAAGAAATGACGGTCTGTACAAGACGGAAGTAGTACAGTATCCAAATGAAGGAACTGATTACAACGGGGAAATCATTGTTCCTATGTTTGGTATGGCTAAGTCGTTGGTAGCCCAAATAGTAGGAGTCAAGATAAATGGTACTGAGGTACGTGTTAATAGCACTGAGGTAGAGGGAGCCGATATAACAGCCAGATACGATGATTCCCTTACCAGAATGGGGTGGGAAGAGAGCATGAACAACATCCATCTTGATTTTGAGGTTGTAAGTACAAACAACCCTAAAACGCTTCGCATAGCCGATCAGTCGGAATGGGGGATATTGGCAGACAGACCGGCTATTATAGAGATTGTACCACCTGAAGATGAGAATAAGTATGTTTATTATCTTGGTAAGAATCAGCTGAATGTATTCAATAGTAAAACCCTTGGCATAAATCCCGGTCGTGGAAATGATTTTGAAAACCTAAAAGATGGTATATACGATATTACCATAAAAGGTAGTCCTTCATCTTATTCATTTAACAGAAAGTATTTAAAAACAGACCTGATCCGTCTTAACATAGATAAGATATGGGCCAGGTCAACTGTGTTATGTGATCATGAGGATGATGACGTTATTGACAAAATAAAAGAAATAGAGTTTCTTCTGGCTGCGGCTGAAGCTAATATGAGATTAGGGAATTTTGAAAACGTAAAACAATTATATGAAAAAGCATCTAAATTGATTTATGTTATCAATAATTGTGAAAATTGTGGTTGTAAAATATAATTAATTAAATATCAATAAATTATGGGATGTGGATGCGGAAGAAGCAACATCGCTTCTGTTAATAAAAGTCGGGCTATAAAGCCTCAGTCGAATACGACACCTAAAGCTGATTCTAATGCGGCTTGTATTCAGAAATATGATGAACTTGCTGTCTTGGACAAGAAAATCATAGACCTTCATCGAAAATTTAGGTTTGTAGGGGGTGTAAGTAAAAGATATGCTGATATTCAAAAGTTGGTAAGAGGCTGGATTGTTAATTTGAAGAACGGGTGCCCGGATCCTGATGATCTTGCTACTTATTCTGAATATATAAATAAAGAATACGCCAGGTATTTTACCGTGAAATGATATGGCAGCTACCGGAAGTACACAGCAAATTCTTTTCCCTTCATCTTACTTATGTGAGTGTGCTGATCGTTTTATAGCATGTAAGGCTGATCAGTATCTACAATATCATAAGTATAAGGTAGGTATCAAGCCTGATATGGATACGGTTCTTAAAATAGATCGTATGAGAAGAATCGTATGTGAAGGGGAATGTGGGTTGTGTCCGGACGAGATTCAGAAATTCAAAGAAGAACTTAATAAGATCTTGTCATGAAAAAGATGTATTACAACAAAGAATACAGAAAAGCTTTCAAGAAATCGGACTGTCCGGAAGATCTTGGTTCTGAAGAAACGTTTATCGTTCATGAAGCTGAATTTTGTTCGGATATAAGCCAAGATGATGCAGATAGGAAAGCGGAAGAGTTTGCGGAGAAAGAAGGTCCGTTGTATGCTAATAAAGTAGGTGGCTGTTGCGAGGTATATTATAACACAAGACAGGAAGGGGATTTCTTTAAAAATGATTGCCCTGATGGTCAAAAGCAAGAACAGCCTATACATTACGTGGTAGAGGCCGGTCGTGTATGGTCTAAGTTCAGTACCGAAATAGCTAACTACGAAGCTGCGAAGATTCTTGAGCAAGAAGGGCAGGCTGCCGCTAACGAATCTGGAGTATGTAAAACCGTTTATTACAACGAAGATCAACATGGTTGGTTTAGTAAACGTTGTAAGGAAGGATGGAAGGCTCCTGAGAAATACAGGAGGATATACGCCGGTACCGTAACGTCTTTCATTAGCGTTGATGATGCCAATGAAAAGGCTAAGAAGATACTGGAAGAAGAGGGCATGAAATGGGTTAATGAAAATACCAAATGCGAGCCTGTTGTTGATGAATGCAAATTTGATTTTTGAAAATGAGCAACGTAAAATTTAATCCGACAGAAGGTGAGAATGATAAACTGGTGTCGGTGTTTTCTGAAATAAATGAAGGTCTTGATACGACTTTGAATTACACTATTTCCGATGAAGGGAATAAGGCTAAGAAGAACATCGTCGTTAATCAAGTTGGTAAAAGGGAAAAGTTTTTATCGAAGAAAGGGGAGGAATCTGAGCCTTTTGTTTTGTCTGATGGTAACACTTTCAACGTTCTTAAAGAAGGTGCTTCAGGATCGGCATCCGCTTGGGCTGAGGATCAGCTTCCTCCAGAAGCCACGGAATCAGTTGGCGACAAAAGCCTTCTCCCTTCTTGGGATTTTTACCTTATAGACATGACTCAAAATACCGGAGACAAAGTACGTCCGGTCGGAAAGCTTCGTAAGAACAATCTCCTTAGATTTGAAAACGGAGATTTTGCTCCTACGGTAGGCATAACCGAGGAAATGAGAGCCGAATGCGATGTGGAACTGTATTTGGATAACGGTCATAAAAATAAGTATTGTGATGCCGGAGCATTTGACGCTAAGGCTTTTTATGAAGAGTATGGCATTAGTCAAAAACTTTATAATGCTTCAGGATCAGAGGTAAGGATTTTAAGACCTTGGGAGACTACTTCAAAGAATTATAGCATATTCTTAGGATGTAGCAAGAGCCTGTACGTAGCTGATAAGGTAGTTGGTAAAAGCGGGAAAATATGGTCTGGTGTGTACGACGCAGACACGGTTCCTATGCTGGACGGACTTGACCTGCGCCAGACGTGCCCTGTGCTGCCGCCCACAGCCTTATCTCCTGGACCGGTATGTACAGTAGACTCCAAGGCAAGATCTTTCTTTTTCTTGTATGAAGGAGAAACAAATTGTAAATCCGGAGCCGGGGTTGGTAACGCCTGCACAATGTTTCTAAATGGAAGAACTTATCCGAGATGCAATGATGTAAATCAAATCAATATAGCTAAGTATTCGAGGGCTAATAACGTAGATCCTGAATCTTCTTATCCTTTTTCTGAAGGTGGTTTTTTGACCTTGAATGCTTATATCATATACCTTGAAATGCTGTACGGTACTAAATACTTAGCTAATCCAGATACTTTTGGATCAGGGATATCAAGTAACTCCGGAGTAGGTAATGATGTTAATTATCGCAAATACGGAGGTGTAAAGTATCGTAAAAAAGGAGAAGAGACATGGTTGTATGGATCATGGGTTACAAATTCTTCTATTATACATTATGAACCTACTAAAAAAACTCATTTTTCTTACCTCATAAATTCAGAATATCCTAAAGAACAGTGCATGGAAAGCCAGATGGCGGCTTCTTTTGCATTTGAGACAGGCGTAGAAGAAGGATCAGAGTTTGATTTTTATGGAGGAAAATACTGGTATAAGAACGTCCAGGGAGCCAAGAGTATGGCTGAAGGTCATATGAATGTTATTGTGTTTAAGGAAATGACTGGTACCATATCAGCCTTAGATGAAAATGACGAACCAGCAGAATTTGATTTGGAAATTATTTTAAGGATGTCTTTATACGACGGTATGAATTTGTCTGGAGATGTCTTTAGATATTGTGGAGGGGGATACGAACAGGTAGGGACTTGTTTAAATGATCCTAATGTTACTCGTATAGGTAATACTATTGATATCTATATAGAGCCAGATCAAAAGAAATGGACATATGAGAAAAGGTCTACTATAAATAATGGTGAGGTTTTTGATTTTGAGTCCAAATACAAAAAGGTGGCAACTACCCAAAATTTAGGATATAGTTATGCTTTACACCGTATTCCTTATACTGGATGGAAAGATAAAAAAGGCGGAGGTATCGGATCAGGAGAATGTTTTTATACATGGGACAATTGCTACTGGGCTTCAGCTATCGGTTTAAGGAGTAGAGTGTCTGCTCGTTTCGGCGGTTATGCGCACTACAGTCTTTGCTCGCCTCGTGCTCTGTATGCGGCTAACGCCACTTCTACTACGAATCGCTACTCTTGCGGCCTTGCCCAGTTGTTATTAGACGTCAGTCAACCGCAGGTTTAATGGGTGCAACCCATTGATGGCGCAGCCATCATAAGCGCAGCGCTAAGGCGCAGCCTTATACTATCTTACGGAGCAGCCGTATCTTGTTAATATAATATTTTATAGCTACAAAACAAAAATTTAAAATATTTAATACAAATTGTTTTGTAGCTATAAAATATTATACATACGTTTGCAACGTCATTAGACAACAGAGATAGTTAACATTATAAACAATAAAAAAGCTATTCAATGAAATCCGTTAGTCTGCTAACAAGTCTTACATTGGGATCTGACCTCTGAAATAGCAAATAACGGTTGAGAAAAAGGTTAAAAAGAATTGGCTGCTCGTTTCGGCGGTAATGCGAACAACAGTAATTGCTCGCCTCGTAATCTGAATGCGAATAACGCCACTTCTAATACGAATCGCAACAATTGCGGCCTTGCCCTGTGTGGGCTAAAAAAATGGGTATATTCTTTTTAATCTTTCCCAGGAGTGGAGAATCAATAAAAGACAAGCGTATGAGATTATATGATAAAAATATGATAGAGATGCGCGACGGTCGTAAGCCCGTCATTAGCCCACAACCGAAATCAGTTTCAAACTATATAGATATAAGTTTGGATGATATTAGAGAAGCATGCGAAGCAGCATTTAAAAACCATTCTAAAAAGAATGATGTTGTTAATTTCAATTCTGATTTTGATGGTAATTCATTAAAATTGTATGAATGGTATTTAGATGGTACTTATGTTAGCAAAATCAAATATCGCAAACTTATCAAAGAAAACAAGAATGGTAAGGTTCGTGAAATAAACAGTCCGGACCTTACCACCAGAATCTATCAGCATCTTGTTTTAGTAAAGTTAGGTCCTTTGTATTATGAGAAGGATAATATGAATGGTCTTAATTGCAAGCCAGGATTTGGCATAACAGCATCGTCTAAATCGAAGTCTCTTATTAAAAAGATGAAGCATGTTTATTATGATAGACTTGATTTGAAGTATTGCTTGGTTATAGATCAACGTAAATGCTACAATCATGCAAAAGATAAGGTATTTAGAAAAGTGCTTAAGAACTTTATTTCAAATAAAAAGTTTATAGATTTTGTAATAGACGTAAGCTTTGTATCTGGAGAGCTACCTATAGGTACTCCTACAAGTCCTTTTATCCATCATCTCCTTATGAAAGATTTCGATAATCTTGTAAAGAGAATGGCTCCTTTTTCATTGAGGTATGCTGATGATAATTTCCTTGCTTTTTATACTAAGGAGGATGCTAATACTACCAAATGGAGGATTAAGAATTATTGGTGGTATGAGCTTAAGATAAGATCTAAAAGGCATACTTGTATTATAACAGACATGGATAAACCTCTTGATTTTTGCGGGTATGTTTTCCACCGTAACAACAAAGGTGTATCCGAACACAATAAAGGTTATGTGAGAATAAGGGAGAGGGTGGCCAAAGACGCAAAGAAGTGTATTACAAACGAAAGTTGGGCTTCTTACTTTGGTCTCTTAAAACACTGTGATAGTTATTCATTAATGTCTAAAATAGAAAGTATCATGAAATTACGAGATTTAACAAGTACGATCCGTATTGATAAGAAAATGGATGCGGACAATATTGATGTCAAAAACCTTGAAGGTATTGTATTTGATATCATAAATTATGAAATAAGAAGCAATAATAAGAATGAGCCGAACTGGATAAAGTGCTTGATAGGCATTCCTGAAACGAATAAAGACGGGATTCCTACAGGCAGGAAACTTGCAAGGGAATTTCACGGTAATTATCAAGGTATAGTAAATTTTATTTCAAAATGTGAACTTACTTATGGCAAAGATGCTATTCTTCCTATTACTGATGTAGAGATAGAAAACAGATGTGGATACGTTTTTAAGGGCAGTACTAACCGTCCGGAATACATAGATTGACATTCTTTTGTGATGGTGTGGATGAAAATTGCTATCTTGCACCAAAAAAAAGATAAGTCATGAATACGTGTAATACTTGTAAAGATGACAGACCTGATATTCTGAGATCTAATATTTGCATCGGGTCTGATCCATGTAATGACTGTACGGACAATTGCGAGATTCTTCCAAAAGAATGCGATTGCCCGTATGGTCATTTAAGCGATCATTGCATTCATTATACAGGATGCAAGACATTCATATCCAAATTAACTCCAGGTATGCCTTATAATGAGGTTATACATAATATAGAACTGGTTTTCGAAAACATAGATAAGTTTTTGGATAGGATGGTTGAAGAAAATACGCTTTTAAAACAAAGGGTTGAAAAACTTGAAAAACAACTTCAAAATGGAAAAGAGTGCACAAATTGGTAAGGACTTAAGTGGTAAACACGTATATGTTCCACATGTGGACGAGACGCCGGTGCCATGCCCGGACGGATACACCTGCACGAACTGCGTGTACTGTGCGGATGGCATCAACGCTGGCTACTTCAGTCTGGCTCAGAAATCTGATCTTACGGCTTTAATCAATGCAATGATATGCCGTATGGAATACCAGGATAGGGAAATAGAATTTTTAAAACAAAAAATAAATATTTTGAGTAATGGCAATAACAGGTAAATATCGAGAGTAATATATAATTTATATATTATATATAATAGTTTAAGCTATTCCGATTATTAGCCTAAGTGTTGAAACAAACACTACGTTATTTAAGAATATATAGTTACCTGCGGATATTTATCCAAGTTCGTAGCTCTAAGGTAAGTGATTAAACAGTTCTGGTATTCAGGAACAGTGTTGCTTACGAAAACCTTAAATAACATTGGCGATGGGTACTAACAGGATGGAATATTCCTGACTTATGTTGAATAAACATTAAAAACGTTTGTAGATATGGTGTACGTACAAGACATAAATGGTAAACCTATGATGCCCACAACAAGGCATGGTAAGGTTAGACGACTGCTTAAAGACAAAAAGGCAGTCGTTGTGAACCTATGTCCGTTTACCATCAAATTAATGTACGTAACATCTGATTACAAACAGGAAATTGTGTTAGGCGTTGATGCTGGGACTAAGCATGTTGGTCTATCAGCTACAATGAAAAGCAAAGAACTTTACAGTAGTGAAGTGATCCTTAGAAATGATATCGTAGATCTTTTGTCTACAAGGAGGGAGCTACGAAGAACAAGACGAAATAGGTTGAGGTATAGAAAACCTCGTTTTGATAATAGAATAAAAAGTAGGCGTCCGGGATGGGTAGCACCTTCGGTGAAATACAAAGTAGACGCCCATATTCGTGTTGTTGAAAATGTTTGCTCTATACTACCAATATCTCGTATTGTTATCGAGGTAGCTCAATTTGATACTCAAAAGATCAAGAATCCTAATATATCAGGTAAAGAATATCAGGAAGGTGATCAACTTGGTTTTTGGAATGTAAGGGAATATGTTTTAGCAAGGGACGGACATAAATGTCAGTATTGTAAAGGAAAATCGAAAGACCATGTTTTGAATGTTCATCACATTGAATCCCGAAAGACTGGAGGAAATTCTCCATCTAATCTTATAACCTTATGTGAAACATGTCATAAAGAATACCATAAAGGTAATATAGATTTGAAGATCAAACGAGGATCGTCGCTTCGCGACGCAGCCGTAATGGAAATAATGAAATGGAGGTTGTATGAAGAACTAAGGTCTAAATATGATAGAGTTTCTATGACTTTCGGTTATGTTACAAAATATAATAGAATCAATCACGACATTGAAAAATCTCATGTTTCTGATGCCTTTGTTATTTCTAAGAATTTTAATGCTATAAGGTTAGGTTATTATTATAAAGTAAGATTAGTAAGAAGACATAATCGTCAGATTCACAAACAAAAGATTCCAAAAGGAGGAATCAAAAGACTAAATCAATCACCTTTTGAAGTTTTTGGTTTTCGATTGTTTGATAGGGTTATGTTTGAAAATAATTGTTATTTTATATTCGCAAGACGCAAAACAGGTAGTTTTAATATTCGTGATATTAATGGTAAAAACAAGAGAGATATCACGTATAAAAAATTAAAATTATCAAGATGTAAGCGTTTTATGATAGAAAAAAGTTAATTTATTAATTTAAATAAAAATATGAATAACGGTTGTTTTGGCAGTCATGGTGGGTGCGAACGCCCGCATCATTGCAATATTCCTTCTTCTAACATATTCTATGATGGAGAAACTATAGAAGAAGCTGGTTTGTATCATGGTATGCCTTTAGACGGAGCTTTAGCTAATTTAGCTAAATACGTTTCAAGGGCTATTAACGTAAGTGGATCTGTCAATACAGAAGTGTTTGACGGTACTTCTCATGTGGTTCTAAAGAAAGATCCGGCAGAGATTTTGCTTGTATCTTATTGCGGGGGTGTCGTACCTTCTGATATGTATAAAGTCCAGGGTCGTACTGTTAGGTTCTGCCGGGATATGTGTCAACAGGATGAACTTGCTGAAGTGAGGGTTGTGTACCGAGAAGAAGCAAATAGTTCTTATGGGTTCCATTGTTAATTTAGGAGGATAAGAAATGGCAGAAAAATGCAAAGGATTTATATGTGGGGGTAATCTCGTTGATGGCTCTGTGCCTTCTGATAAGTTAGATAAAGAAACCATTGTCGAGCTTATTAAAGAGATTCTGAAAGAGGAAATGCACGAATCTTGGCTTAAGGAAATAATAGAAACCATACTTAAGGAATCTATTGATTCAGATTGGCTTCGTGAGTTCTTTAAAGAAGTTCTTAAAAAATACGCTAAAGAGGAATGGTTTAAGGATATTATCTGCGGCTTAGGATGTGTTGGCGTACAAGAGATATTTGATGTTATTCCTACTGACATAACATTTGAAGCCACAGGCGGTACGGCTACGGTACAGGTTGTGGTAGATGATGGCGTTGAATGGGAACTGACACTTTAATGAAGGAGGGTTATTATGAGCAAAGAAAGAATATATAAGATGGATGATGGTTCTTGGCTTACCTCAGATAAGAAGGAAGGTGTCGGTCGTGATAAAATGAATTTCGATGCTCCATCTTGGAAAGGAAGGGAAGATAGGATCACTATCCGAATTGTGAAGAAGTCCGATACCGAAAGCATGAAAGCCATTACTTTCAAGCAAAAAGGTATTAAGATCACAGAAGTGTCGGTTAGTAGGCTGGAGTTCCCTATATCTGGTGGAGATAAGCAGATCCTTATTACTACCAACGCCGCTTCTATCAATGCCCTTATTACGGGTGAGAAAGATATAAAGGGTGTCATAAAAGCATTTACCACCGCTTCCGGTCTTAATATTGATGTCAATGATATTAGGCTTGATTATGGTTTCCCTGGTGATCCGGGTCTTGAAGACACGTTCCAGGTTTCGATGATTGTTTCCATGCCTGGCAATGAGGATGGGAATGAAGTTAATGAGAACATAACTATAAATGGTGTACTGATTCCTATTTATCAGCCTGGAAAGGTCGTTCCTTACATTAAATTGGATAAGGAATTTGAACAAATTGAGGGTGATGAAACAAGCACGCAGTTAAGTATAGAAAGTAATATAAAAGATTATGTTATTGAAATAGTTGAATGCGAGTCTGTGGATAAGGAGGAAATCTACCTGGACAAGGATGTTGTTGATCTTGATTCAGATGGATCACCGGAGGTAATCAACGTAAGTACAACTCCCGAAAATTTAAGATGGAGGATTAGCGAATGAAAGTAGGTAATTGTTGGGCGAACATAGATAAGAAAGAAGGCAGTCTTAACAGTAAGGTTAATATTTACTTTGATGAAAATGATACTGGTGCCAACAGAAGTGTCAAGATAAGGGTGTCTTCCAGGGATGGTAGCGTATCTGAAGAATGTACGGTAGTTCATAAAAAAAAAGAACAGGTAGTTTATAGAAATAAAAGGCAGTCGGCTCTTTTCACAAAAGAAGGATGTAATCCTGAGACAGAGAAAGGGGAAGAGCTTGAGTACGTTGTTGAGGCCGGAAAATACACGTCTATCATATCTCAGTCTGATGCTGATGACAAGGCTATGAGAGACATTGAGCAAAATGGTCAGAACTGGGTTAATGAGCATGGTCGTTGTATAACCATATTATGGTACAATGTCAAGAAATCAAAGTCGTTTAGAAAGAACGACTGCGATCCTGATACCGAAGAAGGAAGTTTGGTTACGATGACGATCGAAGCCGGGCAGTTCTCTTCTTCCATAAGCCAAGAGGATGCTGACCGTAAGGCTGAAGCCGAGTTGAATGCCAAAGGTCAAGACTATGCTAATTCTCATGGCACTTGCAATACCATAAAATGGTACAACGACAGGAAATCCAAAATGTTCCAAAAGACAGATTGTGAGGTAACTGAAGTTGGATCTATGGTAGAGTACGTTGTAGAAGCCGGCCGTTTCTCTTCTTCTGTTTCTAAGGAAGATGCTAATCAGAAGGCTTTGGAAGCCTTGGAAGCTGAAGGTCCAGGGTATGCTAATGAGCATGGCACCTGTGAAACCAATTTATGGTATAACGTAGAGAAGTCGAAAGTATTTTATAAGAATGACTGCGAAGATGGGTTTATCGGAGCACCTTACACTTACACGGTAGAAGCCGGTAAATACACATCAGACGTAAGTCAAGAAGATGCTGATCAGAAAGCTCTTGATGATATAGAGAAAAATGGTCAGGATCAGGCAAACCTGAATGGAGAATGCGTTACTGATCCAAATTATTTCGTTGGAAAGGCTTCGGCTCGTGTTCAGAAAAATGATTGCGATGCTGAATCTCAGACCGGAAGCTTTGTCGATTTAACTGAAAAGGATCTTGCTGGATACCCGGATGCTTTTGTATCAAGGGAAAGCCAGGAGGCAGCTAACGCGTTGGCCGAGGCCGCTATGGAAGAACAGAAACAGGATCTTGCAAATAAGAAAGGTACTTGTATAGATAAAGATCAGTTTGTTGGTGTATATAGCAAGGTATTCACAAAAGACAATTGCGACGGAGAAGGCGTAGGTTCGCAGGTAGCAGTAGACCAAGATGATGTAACCGGTGGTCCTTTTACTTCATACGAAAGCCAGGAGGCGGCTAACGCGCTCGCTCAGGCTGCCGTCGAGCAGCAGGGCCAGGCCATAGCCAACCGGGACGGACATTGCACGTGGACTGGTAAATACAGTGAAGAATTTACCAAAAACGATTGTAATGAAGGTCAGGTAGGGTCTAAGATTACCGTAACCGAACAAGATGTAGTGGGCGCCCCATTTACATCCACCGTGAGTCAAGATGATGCTAATAACAAGGCTAAAGCTGCTGTCAAAGAACAAGGACAGGCTATTGCTAACAGTAAGGGTAATTGTGAGAATATGACGGTCTATACCGGTCATTACAGCAAGAGATTCGTTCCTGAATGTGAAGCTTGCCATAAGGGTGTAGAAATGGAGGTTACGGCCGAAATGGTTAATGGTAGTCCTGTTACGTCTACAGAAAGCCAGGATGCGGCAGACGCAGAAGCTCGTAGGATCGTAGAAGAAGGAGGCCAGGCCTATGTTAATAAAAACGGCAACTGTACGCCACTTAGCACCGATCCTGTATGGGAAGACGTTGTTCCGGAAGAACTTAGATGTAATGAAGGTAAGTCTCAGAAAAAGCAACATGATACCAACGAATGTTCTGAAACCCACAATCAAGAACGTTGGGTAGATGGTGGGAACAAAGTTTGTAGCTGGACCGGTCATTACTCAGAAACGTTCCAAAAGAACGACTGTGAAATACCGGATTCAGGAACAGAAGTAGAGGTAAGTGAAGCTGATGTTGAAGGCAATCCTTTTACTTCTTTCGTAAGTCAAGAGGATGCTGATAATAAGGCTAAGGAAGCTGTTAAAGCTCAAGGACAGGCTATTGCTAACCAAAAAGGTAAATGTAGGTTTGTAGGCGTATATAGCAAGCAGTTTACAAAAGACAATTGCGGATCATGTCATCATGGTGTTCCGATGAGTGTAACACAAGATATGGTAGGCGGACCGTTCTATTCCAATGAAAGTCAGGAAGAGGCAAATAGGCTGGCTCAGGAAGCCGTAGAAGCCCAAGGTCAGGCTTATGTTAACAAGAACGGGACATGCGAAATGGACAACACCGATCCTGTATGGGTAGATTCTGAACCACTTGAAACCAAATGTGAAGGAGGCAAATCTTATAAGAAGCAAGTCAATACCAACGAATGTTATGGTGGAGCAGATGAACGCTGGGTAGAAGGTGGAGATAAGGTATGTACCTGGACCGGAACATATAGCAAGCAATTTACAAAACAGTGTGCTGATGGAGGTGTCGGATCTGAGGTTACTATAGACCAAGATGATGTAACCGGCGGTCCTTTTACGTCTACCGTAAGTCAAGAAGACGCAAATAGTAAGGCTCAGGCTGCCGTTGAGGCCCAAGGTCAGGCTCTTGCTGACGCACAGGGCACTTGTACTTGGACCGGTAAGGCAAGTAAGGTCTTCACCAGAAACAATTGCGGAAGCTGTCAGCATGGTTCGTCTGTTACCGTAACCCAAGATCAGGTGGGTGGTCCATTTACGTCCAATATCAGTCAAGCTGATGCTAATAAGAAGGCTCAAGATGCTGTAAATTCCCAAGGTCAGGCAGTAGCTAATAAGAATGCTGATTGCTTGCCTGATAGCACAACACCTTCTTGGTCGGATACCGGAAGCACCCGTTGTGACGGGTGTACGTCTCAGAAGCAACAACGTGACACCAATCCATGCTCTTCTTCTTATAACGACACAAGATGGGTTAATGGAGGTGGAGAGTCTTGTACTGACTGGTCTTACTATGGAACAGGAGACTGCGTAGGTCATACTCAGTACAATGCTTATCGTGATAGTTGCTCTGGTAGCATAGATCGTCAATATTCTGTAAGTTGTAGAAATTGCTGTAATTGCGGATCTTACGGTTCTTGGCAAGAAAATGGATGTAATGGAACCAAAACTAAGTTTATTCGTTACGATGATTGCGGAAATTCTGATACTAAAGAAGAGTATGTTATTGGAAGTTGCGGATATGCTCCATATGAATTTCAGTTCCATGATGGAAGAACGAGCAAGTCAAGGTCTGTAACTGGAGAATCTCAGGATATTGAAGAAGTTATCATAAGTACTAAGAATGATTCATATATAGGATATTCTGTTAAATCGAAACCTTCTTGGTGTTCTGTTGATTACAGAGACCAGACATCTGAAAGCATGAAGGCTGTGGTGACATTATCTGCCAATACAACATCTTCTTCCAGATCTGGTGACATTGTTTTTGTTCAAAATGAATCTGGAAAGACTGTTACTCTTAGCATCACACAAGATGTTGCAGTTACTTACGAATTTAGTACCAACCAAAGCACTTGGAATGCCGATGCAAATGGAGGTGCAAATAACTCATATTTATGTATTCAATTAAAAAGTAAAAAGAATGGAAGTAAGATAGGATACACTGTATCATCTAAGCCAAGTTGGGTTACAGAAGTTACAGAAAAATCGTCAGGAGTAAATTGTCCTGTTTTGTCAGGCTATGATTATTCATTTGTAATAATCTCATCCGCAAACAGCTCTTCATCTTCCAGAAGTGGCACTGTGACATTGAAGCAAAATGAGTCTGGGAAGACTGTTAACATAACAGTCAACCAAGAAGGAAAGGCAGAGGCTAAACCTGTTCCGGCGCATATTACATTGAAAAACGGCTCTTGGGCTACATATAGGAGGGATAATGTTTCTTATAATCCTGGCGCCGGTAAGTGTATTGCCGGATTCGAATGGACTGGTGATGAAAATGGAAATATCCGAATCTACACCTGTGATATTAAGGTGGTGGATGCTGATTATCGTGAGATATCTGGAGCTACTATAAGCATCGGAACAACAACCCCGAGAAAACAATCCGGAAGCTCTTGTTCGTATTTCAGGGCTGTAATGGGTGGTATATTGGCAGGATATGTTCATTCTGGAGATGAGAATGGAAATACTATATGGTATATACGAACTATAAAAGTGTCTTACGAAGGCAAAGTGTATAAGACCGCTACTGTTAGGCAGTATGAAAAACAAAATATCTCCAAGAAAGGTGGTGTTTTCAATGTATATAATGAATCTCCCGCTTCTTACAACTTTATCGTAGATGGAGCTGAGTGTGGTGATGAAAATGGTACTTTGAAATACGCTTATTCTCAAATGGATCTTAATCCAGCATAATTAGCAAGGGGAGGGAATTTAGTTCTCTCCCCTTGAATATTTTAGATTATAATATTGTGTTTTAAGTATTGTCTATTAGAATAAAAATGATTAATATTGCACATCATTCAATTTTAAATTTTTAGTATCATGGCTTGTAAAAAGAAAGCTCGTCAGGGTGGGGAAGTTGATAAAAAGGACAAACCCAAAATGCGTCAAGGCGGTAGTGTTGGCGGTAAGATGAAAAGAAAGAAGACGAGCACTAAAAAGTGATTGAAAACCAGGGGAAGGTGCTGATCGCCTTCCCCATTTTAATAACATAACAACAACATATTATGAGCAACAAGTTTATTAGCAAAGGACAGAGGAATGTCTGTGTGACGTTTGTGAAGTATTATCCTGTGTTGATGCAGGTTATTATGTTAGCCAGCATTTTTGATGAGTTTTATCCTTTTAGTATCACTAATTGGCTGTATCCGATATTAGGTCATTCTCTATCATGGGACCTATTTCTCTTGGCTTTTTCAAGAATGTTCAGGTTTTGTATATGGCATAGGTTATTGATCTATAGTATGATTTTTAATATCTGTGTAGAATGGGTTACGGTTAATATTGAGATGCCTATTGAGCACAATATCGTAGTGTGGTCTGTTATGGCTGTTACTCTTTTGATAATCATTGCCTCTATTGTTTTAAGGTTTAAAACAGGATGTTTTGAAAATGAAAGAAATTCTGACAGAGACGCTGCGTAAAAGCGGTGCGGCGGTATGCGATAAGATAAAGGAGATGTTTTTAAGCGGGGAATGCGATCATCTTACAGCCAACGATCTTGAGACATGGACGCAGCTTGCTAATCCGGCTAAGTATTATACTGGGGAAGAGGCTGTTTCTTATCTTAATGTAACTTCTAAAAGATTTTATGAATATCGTAAGGCTAAGTTAGTTCCTGATCCGGTTAAGATAAAGGGATTCCCTAAACCTTTATATACGAAAGTTATGTTGGATGAGGCTATAAAAACCATATCCGGCATGAGTGAAAGAGATATTTATATGAGGATCTTGAATGCTAAATCAAGAGAATCAAGAGCAAAAGAAAGGAGGGGAGCATGATTACCAATGGTGAATTTGTATCAAGAGTTGTAAACGGTATTCATGCCCTTGACAAAGATTCGCATGTTAGTCGGAGATGGATATTGAATATCGGTAGAACTAAAGCCGAATCTTATACAGCACAGAGATGGGATGACGGAACGTTACTTGGCGACCACCTGCTCCTAACTTACGTTACTTGCCTGGAGATGATTGAAGTTGATAAAATAGTTTGCTGCGATGCCGAATTTGCGTTGTGTAATACACTTATGCGTTCAAAGCATAAGCTTCCAGGACTTCTTTATTCTGCCCTTAGACCGGCTATTACTAAGGTGACTAACGTAGATAACACCATATTTTTTAAGTTCGCTGAAATAAAGTCGTATCGTAATGAACAAAAAAGACCGTATGCTAAATACGTTAAGGAACGGCGTCCTTTTTATTATGTAGAAAACGACTATATTTATATACCGGATTTTCATATAGAGCTTATTAACGTAGAGTTCTTTACAACAAGAAGAAAGAAGGCGCTGGAGTTAATGGCTTGCGATCCTACACCTAAAGGGTGCGAATCTGAATGGGAATACGAATTTATTTGCCCTATTAAGCTGATTGAGTATGTAGTGGCAGAGACGATAAAGGAAGTAGCATTCAGGCTACAGATTCCTATTGATGAAAATCCGAATCTTGATTCCAATCAGAAAAGTCAAATTGTTCAATAATAAAATATTATTTATCTTTATTTGGGTCTTAGTTGTGAAACCAAGGCCCATTTTTATATAAACTTAGTGACATGAAAAGAACATCAATACAATCACCGTATTTTGTAGCCTACTACCATCGTCTTATGAAAAGAAAGAATGGTTTTAAGAAAGGCATGATAAGAGACAGAGGGGAGGTTTTAAGACTGTTGTCTATTATATGGAAAACCGTATCAGAACATTATGTGGAAGCTGATGCCGGTGTTTACGTAGATAACGTAGGATACTTATGCCATGTGCTTATACCGGGGCAACGCTTTGCCGTCAGGCGGGACCTGGACATCGTGAGCAGGCTCGGTACCAACGGCTACCTCTACAACCACCTGGCTATGGATTTCGCAGACTCTAAAAGATATTACCATTTTGTAATACAAGATAGCTTAAAAAAGAAGTTAAGGGTTAAAATGAATAAAGGACGAAGATACCGATTTATGTACAATGAAATACTTGCTAAAAGAAGGGTGTTTAAAGACTTCCAGATTAAGAGAGTTTTCGAAGATAAAGAATTAAGACATAGAAAGTCATAGAAAAAAAAAGTAGCGATCACCCTTTGTAGATGCAGGATAATCGCTACTTTTGCATATCCGTCTACCTTCTCAGGCTGGCGGATAAAAAAAATAAAAAAATCTTCCTATATGAGTAAAATAGTAAACTCTATGGAGGCAAAGGTAAACAATTTTCAAAACAATGCGAAGAATAGTAGCATTATTTTGACGTCAGAATCCAACGAAATGGATTTATCTGTAAAATTATCTAAAATTTTTAGCTATAATGGCCATAATGTTTCTTTTATAAAAACTTCTTATGGTATATTATTAAATGCCACACAGATGGCAAAAGCATTCAATAAGAAACCTGCCGAGTATCTAAGGTTGCCGTCTGTGAATCAATTAATTAAGTCAATGGTGGGATTTTCCCACCTTTCTGAGAATCAGATAGTTACAACTATGCTTGGAAGTCCTGAAAATGGAGGAGGTACATGGATGTTTGAAGATCTCGCCATAGATTTTGCGAGATGGTTGGATACTGATTTTAGATTATGGTGTAACTCGAAGATAAAAGAATTTTTAACATCAAACTTGGTTTCTATTCCAAATTTTACTGATCCGGCAGAAGCAGCCGAAGAATGGGCTAAGCAGTATCGTAGAGCTCAGCAAGCGGAAGCTATTGCTTTGGCTGAACATAAAAGGGCGGAGCAAGAAAGAATGGAAAAAGAAATAGCTGTAAATACGTTAGAAGAAAAGAAGGGGGATATAGAGTTTTCTGAGTCATTTAAGAAGGTGGATCATGAAAACATGTGGCTAATCAGAGATGTGGCGAAGAAGCTTGAGCAGAATGGAATCATCATCGCAGAAAAGAATCTTCGTTTGTTTCTTGAGGAAGTCAAGTTTATGTTCAGAAATGGGCAGGGTAGATGGGAGCTATACAGTGATATTGTCAAAAATAAGTTTGGTGTTTACAGATCATATTTTGTTGACAAATATTCTGGGGAAAGAGTTAATCAGCAAACCATCTACATGACTGGTGCCGGATATGAAGTCACACTTAAGGGGATAAAGGAAAAGTGTAGGAGCCTTTTCTTGAAGTACGGCAAGTTTGAAGATCCTAACTTTTGAAAACACAAAATATGGCGTTATACATATTATTCATATCTTTGTGGAGGTCAGGTTCATTTCCTGTCCTCCATATTTTTTGTTATGACAGTCGAAAATTATATCATAGAGTTAAAATCGTCTTTAAGATCATTTGACAAGCGTGATCTGATAGATGAGGTATCCATCTACAAATGGGTAGAAATTGCCCTGAAGAAGTTTGGAGGCGATATTACTATGCGCAAAGAAGCGGTAGTGGATGTCAAGCGAGGGCAGGCCCGTATGCCCGGTGATTACTTTGATCTTATTCTGGCTTTTAAATGCGATTTTAAAGGATATGAGGTGCCGGAAGGTGACAAGGTGATATCAGAACTTCAAAATACAATAGCTTGGAAAGAACGTACCGAAAGAAGTTATAGGTGGTGTTCTTGCGATGAATGTTGTAAAGACGAATGCGAGAAAGTGATAGTTGAAAAATTTTATATCAATGTTCATGATCGCGATCATGAAGTTCGTTGCTATTATGACCGGCCGGTAATGTTAGGTCTTGCTAAGCCTATGCTTCGTGATTCTTGTTTAAGTAAATGCCGGAATAAGGTAATAAAGGATAGTCCGTATGAGATAAATATCGTAAACGGATTCCTGTATGCTAATTTCGATGGTCCTATTTACATGCAGTACCGGTCTCTTCCTTTCGACGGAGAATCTAATATAATTATACCAGACACGCCTCAAGGTCTGGTATTGGATTATGTAGATAATTTTGTAAAGATGAGATTCTTTGAGGAACTGATGTATAATGGAGAAGCACAAGGAGCAGCCGATTTGTTCAAGTTGTATGCACAGCAAGATTTGGTTAAGCTGAAAAATGCTAAGACCGAACTTAAGATGATGGGAATGACATTGAAAGGTATGTATGAACCTCTTAGGCGGCGTCGTGCCGAGTTTGAGATTTATTCTAAGGCATATCCTGTAATTGACAACATGCTTAAATTGGTATGACAGAAGTAGTTCTATTTATATATTTGTCTGGCGTTATCGCATCCATGATTGTTTGGTCAATCAGGCAATTTAAAGGAGAGGCGAGTTTGGTAGAGACAATGTACTGCCCGGTAGTATTTTTGTTGAGCTGGATATACGTATTTGAAATATTTAAAATGAAATAATATGTTAGAGGTTAAAGCAAGCGAAATAGTAACCGCCGACAAAATGAGAGGCATAGGACCGGCAAACATCATCTTCACAGCCGGCCCTAATCCGGTAGCTGAAGATCGTAGAGGCGTAGCTAAGGTAACGGCTGGTGGAGAGAGTAAGAACGTTACAATCACACAAGCTGCCGGCGAGCAGGTTGTTGTAATTCCTGAGTTCGATTATCTTGTTCTTAGGTATGGATGGGAATCAGAAGACGGCTCCGATTTTGATACTGCAACCGGTTTCACCAATACAGGCATCTCAGATGTAGATAATAAATACGTTGGATGGAGTAAGCAGTGGGCTACCACCCAACAACAGGTGGGTGATTACCTTATTTATGGTGGTGATAACATGCAGTCTGGTCTTGAAGGAGCGCTTATTAAGATGAAGACCTTGTTGTCAGCGCCAGGTATGGACGAGTCAGAACCTAATATCAATGCCGACATCTATGGTAATTGGTATGGAAATAGAGGACGAGGAAATGTTGTTGTGTCTTTTACAGCCTACCTTGGAGGAGAGATGGTTAAACAAGGATTTAATTTCATTAATGAAGGAGGTACGGAAGTTTACTCCGACAGCATTACTACTAACGTTTCGGCTCATGGTGAAACCAATTACCAAAATATAAAAGGTTTGTACACTAAGATGGGTACGATGGTTTATAATAAGGAAAAGCGTGATTGTGTTATTGTTATAGGTTAAGGCGATGGAAGGTCTTTGGGATAAATACAGTAGGATTAAGGAGGTGTTTTACCGGGATTTTGTTTATGATTCCAGCTACACAGAGCAGGCCTCGTGCATCCCACTGTCGTCGGTGAAGGACGGGGTAGGCTGGGTCGGCGACGGAACTATCAACCTGGCTCAGTACCTTCAGTTTGTATATACGGAAATGATTCTCGGTAATAAGACAGAAGATGATGTTCGTAATGCCATACTGGTGCTTACCCGTCTTGCCGATACTACTTATGATCTATTTTTTAATAACAACAAAGGTATTTATTTCAAATTCGAAAAAGGATTTTTCTTAAGAGACGATATCCATAGCGAAGATGCAAGCAAATTCGGTCTTACCAAGATAAGTTCCGGGTACACTAATGGTATAGAGTTAAAAGACGAAGATCCATGCTTCTCCCCATTCACTTCACAAGATCAGATCTGGAATCTGGCTCCTATATTAGCTTTCTTGTCAGAAAAAGGATTTGAAGAAGCCGGGCAAGTAGGATACGATATTTTTGAGTACGTTATTAGAAACAGACACAAGATATACAATCCTTATTACAGCGCCTTGCTTCATCATTGGACATTCCTTCCTGATATGGATACCGATAAGGTTAAGCCGTGGGATAGGGTTAGTAACCGGAATAAGAATCTTAAATACAAAGTTAAGGTTAAGAGAGGTGCTAACAACTGGTACTTCTCTGGAGGGTTCAGATGGGCGTTTAAGAAGTTTGGTGGCAAGTGTAGTACATTCTGGCACTGCCTATGGTATAAGCCATTTATATTTTTAGCAGATAGGGTATATCATCCATATGTATGTAAATGGTTTGGCATTAAAGTCAAAAATAATTCTTACTATTGTCTTGGATCCACAAATGAAAAATCATGGTATGGTCCTAAGTTCAGAAAGAGGTTGGTTAGTAAGTTTAACAAATCTTTGGAAGGGGGAGAATTATTTATGCCTCATCTGGTTTTTCTTCATGGGTGTGAAGGTATTGATGGGAGTAGATTAGAGTCTTACCTTAAGGAATGGGAATGGGATGGAGTTAATTCTCCTATTGAGTTTTTGATTTTGTGCAATTGGTATAAAATGATTTTTGACAATGAAAATATACTATAAATCAAAAATAGCTAAGTTGTTTACGTTCATTGACGGCTACAAAACGATTATGCTGTTTGGAGCCGTATTTACCGAAGGCGATGCTGTATCATTGAGAACCGAATATCATGAGGAAGCACATTGCAATCAGTATCATACGTTATTTAATTTTGGTATGTTCGTGTCTTTGCTTACAATAGGATTGTGTCTCTTATTCGGTAATGTAGGGTGGTGGATGTTGTGGCTGTCTCTTATTCCGATATTTTTATACTATTTATGGTATTTGATTGAGTACCTGATTAGGTTGTGCATATATCGAGATCACGATAAGGCATATCATAACATCGTATTTGAAAGAGAAGCTTTCGACTTAGAAAAGTATTGGAATAAGCATGATGTTTTAAGGAAGGAGTCGAAAGGATTTAGTTTTATTGGTTATTATCGGAAGGAGTATTTTTATGAGTAGGAGAAGATATTTTGAGGAACAGAGATCTGGTGGTGGAGCTATTTATCATTATGTGGAAACAGAAATCGAGCCTGGAGATGCAATCAGGTTATTTTATTTAATGAATAAAATCGAATCCGATACAATTAGCCAGGATAAGGTAAATAGTGTGTTGAATCAACTTAGAGAAGGTACAGCTTTTAATATTCATACTCAGAGTCCAGTTTCTTTTTCGTTACCAAAAAGTAGTGCTGGCTATGAACCGATGTCAATACGGATTTATTTTGACCCATATCCTGCTCCAAGTGAAAAACAGAGTATTATATACAAGTTTCAGATAAATAATCAGAAGTATGTTTTTATGTTTTCTAATAGATACGATGGGATGAGAGATCTTGTTAATAATGCAGATGAAGATGTTGATTGTATTACTTCTGCAAAAGAGAGTAGTATATATCACAATGATTCTTTCTATATATTTGTGTGACATGAGGCGAAGATTTGAAAATAAAGACAGGGAGCTTGAAGATTTTATCATAAGGTTTTATCCAGCCGGGAATTACACATGGGTGGTTCCTGACGGCTGTTTTTCCGTAGATGTCTTTTTGGTTGGTGGTGGCGGGGGGAGGATCGGATGTTTTTGGTGGAGGTGGCGGCTATACAAAAACCTTCAAAAAAGACACAACAGGATGGCGTGATGGAGATGCGATCTCTGTGACTCCAAGCCAAATTATTCCCATTATAGTGGGAAAGGGAGGAAAGGCAGGTGCTGCCAGTCTTGATTCACCAAATGTAGATGCGGGAGACGGTGGTCATTCACAATTTATGAATTCTGCTTATCGTGCAGAAGGAGGCCAGGGCGGTAAATGGAAGTCTTTAAAAGGAGGTGATGGCGGATCTGGTGGGGGGGCGTCGGGAAAGGCTGGATCTGACGGTAGCGATGGAACTTCAAATGCGGGATATACTATTGGGAAAGGGCAAGGTCATACGACACGCGATTTTGGAGAACCCACTGGGAAACGTAACGCCGGTGGTGGAGGCAGTAATCAAGGAGGTTATCCACAAGGGGGAGTTTCTGACTATACAGAGGGGAAAGGAGGGGATTCTGTCGGAAATGGAGTTTGGGCTTATGGAGGTGGTGGATATGGCGGCGGAGCAGGAGGAGCGGGAAATACCTGGCAAAGCGGTTATCAATCTCCTGGAGGCGATGGCACTGTGTTAATTAGGGGTAAAAAATATAAATCGTAAGTAGATGTTATGAGACGAAGATTTGAAAATGTTAATATGGTGATGGGTAATTGTTTCTCTCCTGTAATGGAAGGGAGTCAATTTAAATGGAATAATATTGTAGTTAATAGTCCAGTATATATAACTCCAATAAGAAGAAAGAAATTCAAGATAAGTTTTGGAGAATTTGATTTATCCAAAGTTTTGTCTAATGTATCATCTAATCGTGATATTATAATAAGAGATAAGTCTTCATATACATTTCTATTGTTACTTCTGTCTGCTGATCATTCTAAATTAAGTTTGTTTAATAATCATCTAACAGTTAATACCCAGGATTTACCAAGATATATTTTTTACATTGATTCCGAACATGAGGAACTGTATTCATACAAAGACGGGGTTTTAGAAAGTAATGTGACGATAATGGATCCAGTTGATAATTATTTCTATAATTATATTGATATTCAAATAAGAAATTTCAATGATAATCCTATCCCTGATTTTTATGTAGGGGTTGTAGATAATATTGGAGATTAAAAAAAAGTTTATGGTATGAGAAGAAGATTTGATATTGGTTCACCCCCCCCATAAAATTATAAAGTACAAAGTAACAGAACGTTGCCTTTCATGTACCAGCATAAAAACAGCGGAATTTATTGTGACATATGACTTGGAAGATCGCAAAATAATCGATCAAGTTGGGAGTGGACTCGCAAGTGAATATGGGTATATGACTGTTGAATTTGAAATTCAATTGTTAGAATATGGGGATTGGCTTAGTTACATATATTTCTATATTCATCTTGAAACAAAAAATGAAGTATTTACAATGGGTAGAATAGAACTTACTCCTACTACTACAAAATCAATGAAAACATTGACTCTTAGTGAAGAAGGGTATATGATATATCCAAGTGTTTATGTGAGTACGTTTAGCATTGTTGGGTCATAAAACAATATAGGGTAAATTGGTATAACTTGACTCTATATATTCATATACTTGTGTTATGCTGTATTCTTCTCTACTTAGTTCTTGCATATATGCATAACGGTGATCTGGAGAACCTCCATTTTTTGTTAGAATGAGTAAGTAGAAGAATATATCATCAACGCTGAATTTTAATTTCATGTTAAAATCAAGCTGATTGTTATTATTTATGTTGACATATACAATGTTGCTATTATATCCAAATAGGGCATTTACATTCTTTTCAGATTGGTCAAGGGTTGTACATTGGTACGTTGCATTAGCTTGCTGGGCAAAATAAGTAGCAAGACTTGCGCTACTGGACATATCTTCTCTATTGCATATTTTAAAAAGTGATACATTGTTTAATATGCTTGATCTATTGAAATCATATGTTCCAACAAAAGTTGGGATAGACAATTTGCTGACATAATATTGCTAAATCTTCTTCTCATATTGTATGATGATGTATTTTTTTCGAAAGATAGTTATTTTCGCTGATACCTTAAAGAATGCATGATTAATTCTCTTTTGCTATCTTTGTGACAAACAGTTATTAAAATGGCAGCAGAAGATAACAGAAACATAGCGATACCTCAAACAGGTATGAACCGTGATCTGCATCCGTCAAGCCTTACGGAGCAGCATTATACGTTTGCCTTGAATGCCAACATAGAATCCGAAGATGGTAATGTTGGCATGAGATCAAATGAACATAGTAATCTTAAGTGTATAGATTTTGATGGGTTTAAAGTTATTGGATACAAGAATGATCTTACGTCTGGTAATATCTATTTTTTTATAACTAATCCAGAGACGGGCGTATCTAAAATAACTTATTTCAAGCCTGAATCTGATACAAGTATCCTGTCTGATTCCGATATAGAATCTATGGTATCAGGATCAGAATCATTATGTTCGGGCATGAAGACCTTGTTGGAAGACAATGAGCAGGATCCGTGTCTTAAATTCTCTATCTACCATCCTATAAAAACTATAGAGATAAAGACAGAGAAATGTGGAAAATGCATTTATTGGACTGACGATTACAATCCTCCCAGGTATGTTATTGTAGACAAGGCTCTGACTCCTGATGATGAAGGTGATATATGGTATCATTATCATGGGTATAAGATATGCGATAAAGAATACGATAGGAAAAAGTTCATGCAGGAGAATGGTTGTTTTCTGGCATGTGAGAAACTTAGGGTGTTTCCGCTACTGGACCAGCCATGCGTAGAGCCGGTACAGATAGAGTACGGGGGCAGCCTGCGTGCGGGCGTGTATCAGTTTGCTGTGGCCTTGTGCGATGAATTTGGTAACGAGAAAACTAACTATACTTCATTAACTAACCCTGTTCATGTATTTGACGAACAATATATTAGGATAAATGATGGTAAATGGGGAGAAAGAACTAATCTTGGTATAAGGCTTAAGGTGTCTAATTTGGATAGGCAAGTCAGCCATTACAAGGTGGCTGTTATTCAGAATACTGTAGGATACAATGGCGAAACACAACCTGTAGTTGATTATTTTATAGAAGGTATTCATCCTATTACAGAGAAGACTATATACTATTATTCTGATCTTAATAATAAGAGGACAACATTTGAACACATTTCTTTAAAAAGAGCCATATATAATACATCAAGAGGAATAGTGTCAGTCGGAAACCGTCTTCTTCAATATGGTCTTACGGCGGAAAAAGAATGGAATTTACAGCCTGTAGTTTCTCTTATGGGGCATTTTCTAAAATGGCAGGCATCGGTAGCCCACGAGGATCTGTATAAGGATGGTAACGCTTGTTCGCTGTATGTAGGGTATATGAGAAATGAAGTGTATCCGTTTTCTATCTCGTTTAAGACATCCACCGGATATAAAACTCCAGCATTTGTTCTTATTCCACCTCCTTCTGATAAGGCAAGAGAAGAAATGAACAAAGACAGTATCCCATACCAGTCTATAAACGCATATGCTCCGGATTGCTCGGGTGTTGATAGGAAATATGTATGGCAGTATAGCAATACAGCAGGAGATGGAGTATTGATTGACGACGATGCGGTTGTTATAGATGAAGAACAAAAAGAATGTAATAATCCTGCTACCGTAGGTCAAACTGTTATAGTGGAAAGCAATTTTGCCACTTTTAAAGGTAAATCAAGATTTATTATCGATTATGATGATATTGTAGGAACCCCTATAAATTATTTGTCTGAAAATATAGGTCTTGTAGCTTGTAATAATAAGGAGAATGGAAACAATGAAAGACAGATATGTGATATAGCTACCAAATACAGAGAAGACGGAACACAGGATTATATGGAGCCAATTGATCATATTAGGTTACCAGAAATGGAAGGAGACTGCGAAGTCCCTCATCGTCAAGAATCTATATTGTCAGCTCCAGTTCCACTAATAACAGGCCTTGTAGAAGATTATATCTATAAGGTTCTTAGCGAAATGGAACACGTCTCTACAGATTATCTATATACCACAGGAGGAGAAAATCAGAATAAGTATTCTGTGTTGTTTAATTACGAGACAATGGATTCTTTATCTGAATGGATGGAGGAAGCATTTTTTGGGTATAGCGCTGGCAGCATATCAGGTGATGGCAATCAACACCTTTGTTCTGAGTTTTATCCATACTTACAACCTGGATCTGTTTTAAAAACCGTGTCTGATGCTATATACGTATTAGATACCATGCCTTGTACATGCGGATGTTATATTGAGAGTTATTGCTCTGATCCTACTGTGTCAAGAACTGATTATAACAACTTTCAGAATTATAATTATCTTCTTGGAAGTTATATTCTTCATATAGATGGATGGAGCCAAAAGATAAATGATGTAGGAGATTGGCGAGCCGGTAGATCTACCAGTACAGTCATAAATAATCAGTATAGATCAAAGAACGGACCCAGGTATTGTATTGAGCAATTTTGGCCTGAAGCTTCTGAGAAGTTGCAAGATATGATATATAAAAATTCGGATACCGGTATAGATGAAACTGATTGGAAATTTGAAGGGTATGTAAACAATGCTACATTTAATAATCCTACAGGGGATAAGCTTAATATTGGATTCGCATCTGAATTTGTGGTATGGAAGTTTGTCAGAAATGTAATGACAAATGCAAGATTTATTAGGATTAATAGACCAGAAGAGTGGGACATAGAAGGTTATAAAGACGAGAACAAAGTTCTTTATCTTGAAGCTCTTGGAAAGGTAGATGGCATAATGGATGCTGTGTCTACCAATTACGTTCGTGTTTCTTTTTGGAAGGATGTTGAAACATGGTCCCCTCTTGGAATAGTACCAGTTGAATTTGATAGACCTGAGTATGAATCATCTCATTCCGTTATTGTTAACATAGCAAGACCGGCTTTCGGAGAAATAAATGAAGAGTTTTTTGATTCTATAGGTCAAAATTATTTTTATGTTACAATAGAATCTCCTATTGTAGCAGTTCCTTGGATAATGACGTTTAGACAAATTCAATTTTGTTCTTATAAAAATTATGATACCCCAGAAGAAGAGGAAAAAGAAGGAAAGAAGCCTTCCCGTGCTATTCTTGGAGTCGCTTTTGCTACAGGTAAAACCATATATCCTTATATTTTTGGTGTAAGAGAAAAAGAAATAAATAAGGTTGATTTGTCTGTTGATTCAATAACATTAAGATCGACGGTAGTATTTGCATCTAAATGTCAGACATGTGGAGATAGGCCTATTAATTGCAAGCCTCGTCCTTATAAATACGGGGATTTTGCATATTGGGAATCATCTGAGAAATATCCTGCTAATTTTGAACTTTATGATAGTAGTAGGATGAAAATAGACACAGGCAGATCTTATGATGATCCAAAAAAAACAGAAGCTTATTCTAATATTATGAATAAGTTAACAGAATATTATGGTGCTCCTTTGTCAGACAAAAATGGATTATCTTATTTCAAGGGCCATTCTTATGGAGGAGTAGATACTTCTACCGTATTTTGCCAACAACCTATACGTCATTACCGGTTCCCAGATAACAAGCATATACCATTCATGAACAGTGATGAACGTGGATATGACATAGCCTCTGAAATATATCCGGTAGGTATTATGGTAGACGAGAACACCATACAAGTGTTTTTGGATTTTGCGGTGGATTCTGGTTTGATTACGCAACAACAAAGAGATACGATCGTAGGATATGAACTGTATCGTGGAGATAGGAGGCTAAATAGGTCGGTTGTGGCTTCAGGATTGGCCTACGATATGCTTAGATACATAGGAGACGATGGTAATGTAAATATCTATCCTAATTACCCATATAATGACCTATCACAAGATCAATATAATTATACGTCTGGCAAAAGAGACGAGTTTATATCCCATCCTTTCGACAAAGGAGGAAACGTGTGGTATTCATTCTGTTCACCTGATATTTATTTCAACAAGCCAGAACTTCCAAATGAAGTATGTATAGACGGGTTTCAAAGAGGAATGTCTGTGGGCAGTTTCGTACCTGTAGAAGATCATCCAAAATGGACTATCTTAGGTCCTGCCGCATACACGATGGCTGCGTCGCTTGCCGCAGTTGAATCAAGTGCCACAATAGCAGCTATGATAGCAGAAGAGCTTCAGATAAGGGCGCAGTCTGGATACATAGGAGGGTCGGCCGGTCTTACCGGAGGAGGATTCCTGACTAATTTAAGTGTGGCCATGCTGTTTTCTTCAATGGTGTCAACCATCGGTCAGACTCTTGCTAAAGGCCCGATATTGTACGGTAAGTACCGTTATGATTGGCTTAATACGTTTATAAACAATGGACCAAGACGTAATCATGCATGGTATTATACTTCTGTGGGATTATATAATTCAATGATAGGCATAACAGATCAGGATAAGTATGAACGAAATTTTGCCCGTGGTTTATCTTCTGTTAAGTACATTAAGTCTGGCGTATATCCGATGATGGATGCCAGTATGTCTTCTAAATGGGGAACCGGTAGAAATGATAATGAGGGACGTTTCTTATTCGTTAATAATATAGATCGTGAATCTTCGTTATTTTTATCATTTGGTGATCCAGGTGAAAAAGGAGATGGTAAATCGAAATATTTATTGGAATATCCGAACTATGTTTACAATTACGACAGTAGCCGCATAGATGATTCGGTTATTGCTGGAAGTGACGTTGTAGCAGGAAGAACATTCGAGCAATCCAAAACAGTATCGTACATCTGTTCTCCGTATATGAGACTTATGCGATATAGGCCGGATCAATATGGACAGATAGAAGATATAAAATGGATTTCCATAGGTGGATGTGGCTTTTTCACTAATGAAAAGAAACTGATGTTCGGTGGCGATACGGTAATAACAAGATTCTCATTAAAAAGAAAATTCCCTGTTTTTTATAATAGCGCTTTTGGTATTGGAGACATGATACCATTCCCATACATGGATTACAGAAATGTAGGGTATCCAAGATATTTTGTTAATTATGATACTGGAGAAGACGCTCTTGAGACAATAGATAACGAACGTTTCAATAGCTGGACATCATCTAATAAAGGAAGATACGCTTTTTATCCAAACAGGAAGAGCTTATACGAATTAAATGGTGACACATCCGGCAGGTACGTTAATGGAAGATTTTATACATGGTTCTATGGCATTCCTCAGTTCCTTGTAGAGTCTGAAATAAATTGTAATTTCAGATTAGAGGGCCCTCAGCCTCATGAATTATTCTATCCAAAAGTAGGAGATTTTGTTTGGTGGACACAAGAAAAGAACGTATCTATCCATAGGGATAATGATTACAAGATAAGTCCTATCTATTCGTCGAGGATGACACTAACACCAAATGTATTGCCGGCAACGTACGAACGACGTTTTTATGACTGTGCTTACCAACGTCCTAATGGTGTTATATGGAGTAGGGCTGATGTATCTGAAAACAGTCAAACAGATCCGTGGCTGACGTACAAGCCTATGGACTATCATGAGTTCCCAACCAGTAACGGTAAGCTCATTCATATGAAGCGTATTGAATCCGATCAGATTCTTGTAAGATTCGAGGACCAGGTTTCGCTTCATAACGCCATAGACGTAATCAAAGAGCGTACCTCCCCAGGGCAGGCCGAGATGGGAACCGGCGGTCTGTTCGCGTCCCGGCCTCTGGAATACAACACGACCGACCTTGGATATTCTGGAACCCAGAGCACTGAAATAATTAGTTCAGAATTTGGTCACTTCTGGGTAGATACTAAAAGAGCACAGGTGTTTATGACCGATCCAAATGGACGCAATCTCAAGGAACTTAGTGTAGGTATCAGACATTGGCTTAAGCGTCATCTTCCGTTTAAGATCCTTAGATACGGAATAACTAATATCTTAACTGGTACGGAGATGACAGAAGAAGATACGGATAATAAATTTATTGGTCTTGGTCTGTCTCTTGGATGGGATAACAGGTATAAGAGGGTGTTTATTACTAAAAAAGATTATATACCAGTACAGAACCCAGCATATTATAAATATGATGGTGGTAGGTTTTTGTACAATGATACAGAGATATCATTAAAGGATGAGCGATATTTCAAGGATGTGTCATTCACTATCGGATATTCTTGTTTGAAGCAAGAATGGATTTCTTATTATTCGTTTTGTCCCGACTATTATATAGAACAGCAACAATATTTCCAGACAGGAATAAACTTCCCAGCATTAGACGAAGAAGGTGGCTTATGGAGTCATTTGTTGACGAATAAGAGCTTCCAGACATTCTACGGAACAACATACCCATTTATATTAGAAGTGCCGATAAAAGAGAAATATAATGGCTCTACGTTGGCTTCTGTAGAATATGAGCTTGATGCACGGAAGTACGTTGATGATGTGAATTACACACTTGACAGGAAAGTAGGTTTAGATACGATAACTATCTACAACGACACAAACAACTCAGGTGAAATCCATCTTGTTCAAGAAGAAAAGAATAATTTAGCACAACGTATATCGTATCCGAAGATCGTAGGCGACCATACCGAGGTCCTGGATACAGAAGTGTATAGAAGACATAAGCTAAACGATTTCTTCAATAGAGTTGATGATGATCGATCAGAGATTCCTATTTGGATCAAGGATGAAAACGATATAGATAAGTCGGTTAATTCTGATGCTCTTAATTTCAGGCGGTCATGGCTTGATAGGTTAAGAGGAAGCTGGATGCTGATGAGGATAAAGAAGGTGATTAGAGATCGGAAGATTATATTCCAGTGGTTGATTTCTGAAGATAAGATTAAGAATAGATAAATTACAATATTTAACAAGTTGAAAATAAGTAGTTTTTATTTTGTGATTTAATAATAGTTGAATATATTTGTAGCGCCTATCGATCCATCGCGGACAGGTAGGCGCTTATTTATTAACAATAAAACGGTGTAAAATTATGAAAAGTAACGTATTATTACAATCAGAAAGCAGAGAATTATTAGGTAGAAACATTTCTGTTATGTCAAAAGATGGTTTTGTGTGTATAACAGAGGTTATGGATGTATTGTCACAGAAAAGAGCGGCTATGGGATTGGAGCCTAAAAGACTTGACCATTTAATGTCTACGTCGTCTTTTCAAGAGAAAATGAATGCATTGATTAAAGAATTGAATATCAATGAATTGACTTGTACTGTACGATATCGTACACTCAAATATAATTCATTGAATATAAGTAAATTAACTGATTTGAAGAAATACGGAATGGCATACAGGAGAGGAAAAGGAAAAGATCAAAAATGGTTTGTTAATCCGTATTTTTTCGTTATGATAGCCTTAGAGTTAGATCCTGAAATATATGCTAAGGTTATATTATGGCTTACCGACAATTTTATAGAAAATAGAAATATAGCTGGTGAAGCTTACATTAAGATGTGCAAATCTGTTTCCTCTTTAATAAAAAACAAAAGCGAATTATCTGATAAGATAAAAATAGTAGCCAAAGCCATAAATTTTATTGTTTTTAATAAACATGAAGATGGGATTAGAAATTTTGCAACGAAGAATGAGTTAAATGAAATAATATCAATAGAGAATGCAGTTGGAGCTATAATCGATGGAGAGTTTGTTCATTCATTCGAGGAATTAAGAATGTATTTAGGTAAAGAGTGGAAAAAGAGATGGGGTAATCCAATTATGGCTCTAAAATAATTTCGCTTCAATTGTAGTTTTCATTGTAACAATTTTAATAGCGTAGCCGAGGAAGTGCGTGAGTATATCTTCGGCTTTTTGTTTATCTTTGCTGGAAAACAGATTATTATGAAACAGGTATCGTATAAAAATGATATATACCCCTATAATGTAAGGGTATTGCTTGGAGCAGATGAAGAGTATATAGCAAAGACGTTCGCCAACTTGGAAGTAGAAGATCAGAGCTGGGAAGGATGGACTGACGATTATGGCGGCAGAACTATTTTCGTGGGAAACCGAACCAATCACAGGAAAGAAATATGTTTCTTATTTCATTCGCTGTCTGATATGGATGTGAGAACCATAGGATATGAATGCCTTCACGGTCTTTCTATTTATTGTAAGTATCTTAATATGGATTACAGTTTTGAAGCCGGAGGAGATGAGCATGCCGCTTTCCTGATGGGATGGTTAGTTGATAAGGTTTGTGATGCTTACCATAAGTTTAAGAAGGAGGAGGAAAAAGATGACAAAGAAGAATAAATCAGATTGGAAGCCCTCAGAAAATATCCTAAAATATTTGAAATCGTGGGAAAAGTTCGAGCCTGAATTATATGACGACAAGAAGGGAAATATAACAATCGGATACGGATTTCATCTTCCTCATCTTCTTAAAAAATACAAGAATGGTATAACAGTAGAAGAGGCCGATAAGGAATTTGAAGGTGTAGTTAATACGTTTGTTCCGGAATTTATACGAAGAACTCCTAATTTCAAAAATCTAAACAATAATCAGCGAGATGCTTTGTTTAGTTTGTTTTACAACACAGGAGGACCAGAGTATTCTAAAAGCCCAATGCTTTTCAAATACCTTAAAGAAGGTGATTATGATAAGGCAGTGAAAGAAATAAACCACAATGAAAACGAGAAAGGTATGGGCGGTCAGAAGAAGCGCCGTGCCTTCGAGCGCCGGGTGTTCACTACGCCAACAGACCAGCTTTGGACGGTGGATGACGACAGTAACTATGTCCTGGTTGAAAACAAGCCCGTAGAGGACAAATCTATAGAAGAAGGTGCTAATGATTCAAAGTATGAAGACGCTCGCCATGTGGAAGCTAAATATGGTTATACAGGTTATGTAGGTAGAGGATATGACGGAAATAAGGTCAGGGTATCTGATTCGAATATGAAATCAGTTGGTATCTCCAATAACGCTGATCCTAATAAGTGGTATGAATCCGTTAATCCAATATTAGACACTGATCCTATTAGTTTAATGGTCGATTTTATTCCTACTGTGAAACGAATGTTGGATCCTAACAGGGAGAGATCAGGGGAAGATACAGCCACAGATTTTGAAGAGAAAATGTGGAAGGCTTACACGGATGGAGATATAAGTAGATTACCGGCAAGCAAGTATCGTTTTGATGACGATGATGATGATGCTCAGTATGTAGGATTGCCTCAAGAACAAGCTATTTTGATACAATCTTTATTAGATAAAGAGTATATGAACAACATGCTTGACAAAGCATATAAAGATGCTGATGAAAAAAGTAAACGAAAAATAAGAGATTACAAGAAGGTCCTTAATAAACTAAATAAAAATATATTTGAAAATCCAGGAAAATGGATTTTAGTAAATGAAGGTGTAAGTCCATTTAGAGAAGAAGTATATGGTGACAATTTTGAAAAAGTAAACGAAGCTTCAGGATTAGGTGCGTTGAAGAATTTCAGCGTAAGATGGGATCCGGATGCTGGTATGTTGGATGTGAAGGATGATTATGATTTTAGCCGAAAGAAGATAGCAGAAGACATCATACCGGAAAGGGATGTCCCTCTTAGAATAAGGGAACGCATCAAGTACGATCCTAAGAAAGGTAGTGTGCTTCGAAATAATGACAAGGCTTTACCTAAAAGGTTTGTCAGGAAATACGAAGAGGGTGGAGAAACTAAACATTGGTGGAGCAATCCGGACAAAAGAGATGAGATTATAAAAAGACAAGATGACAATGGGGAGTGGAAAGAAAAGAGGAGGAAATTACTTGAACAAGCTCATTCAGATCTTGAAAAAGGTGAAATTGATGAGGACGAATTTAGAAGAATAGCTGGGTTTTCAAACAGTGAAATAGGAAGTTTGATAATATCTAAAGATGGAAATGGGGAAGAAATAGGAGCTATTATAAATAATCTTTTAGAACCCATAGATATAGATAAGGTAAAAGGGGGAATTGATGATGCTAAAGAAGGGAAGGAAAACAAGAGCAAGGAGGATGCTTATCCTTATAAGTTAATGGCCGAATCTTTGCTTACACTTGCAGATGTTGCTTCTTCCACACCTGGAATGCTTAGGTTGTATAATAAAATGGGGCTAGATTTAATGCCGATTCTTAAGACAATAGCAGAAAGTAACAAAATACAAACTATAGCAGGATTGTCCAATATAGGTATTGATGGAAGTCAGATTGCCTTAGATCCAGAAGGAGATAATGCCTTTAATTATGCCGGAATACTCGGTGGAGCAGCAGAAGCAATAGGAGGAACTAATGTGGTAAGGAATATGTCTTTTATGGGAAGATATGGAAACAAAGTGGACGATATACTTGATATTGCAAATCCTGTTATATCAACGTTGGGTATAGTAGATGATGTGAGTAAGATGGAAGGAGGTGGTGTGGTTGGCAAACAGCGTGAAGCATATGAATACTTTACTAATAAGCGCGGCATGTCCAAGATACAGGCGCTCGCCATCATAGGTAACCTCATGGCTGAATCCGGCCTTAAAGATGACATATACGGAGACAACAGAACATCATACGGCATACAGCAATGGCATAATGATCGCATGGATAAGTTGTTCAAGCACGCCAAAAAGAAAGGTCATTCTACACCAACATTCAAAGACCAACTTGAGTTCTTGGCTGACGAATACGAAGGGAAAACCGGATATTCTAATTTCTTATACACAAGAAAAGGAAAAGAAGGACCAGGGTATTACAACTACAGCCGGCAGGATTTTATGAACGCCGATAACCTTAAGGATGCTGTAGTAGCTTGGAACCAAGGAGCAGGACGTCCTCATAAGAGTGTTATAAGAAATGATGATCGTTATGACTATGCTATGGAAGTTGCTAAAAATCTTGGTTTGGAAATTGAAGAAAATTCCGTATCTTTGTATGGTCAAATGGGATTCGGAGATGATGGAGAAATAGCAGCATCGGTAACACTTCCAGAGGTAGAAGTGGCAGCCGCCCTCCCTAACCCGGAAGCCCAGTCCCAGGAGAGACAGTCCGAGGAAGAGAGATTCCGTACATGGACTGAAACGTATGGTAAAGACATCGTAAATCATTTACTGACGTTAGACGGGAAAAAGGATGGTGATGACAGTGATTACAGCATGATGTATAGACAGCATCAAAAAGAAAGCGAAGAGGATAAGAAAATGGCTTTGATTAATGCCGTGCTTCCCAATATACAACTTCGCATTAAAGGCGTCACTGATAATTAGAACAAGATTGTTTTATTTCTCATATTAATAAAGCGAAGCCGGATTTGAGACTCGTTATGCGGATACCGAAGGTTGAAGAACGATATCAAGATAATCCGGCTTTTTTGTGCGATTTCGTGAAGGATGGAACTATCATCGCCTTGGTTTAACAGAACAGGCCCCCGTACTATCACTATCCTGACGGGCATGGACGCTCGTCTCGCCTACTCCCTGCCTAATTCTCCACTGGCTACCTAATATAACTATTAACGTCACTCCATCACCTATCTCCCTTTAGTCGATAGGTTCAGTCGTTTTTAAATGTTATATGTTCTTTCGCATCGTTCCCTTCGGTCACGATACTCAATCTTTTAACACAATTAGGCAAACAATACAATGACGGAAAAAGTAATTTGTCAATCCGTTCACTCACTTAACTCCCTTCGGTCGTTAAGTTCATTCACTGCAAACGATTATATGAATAAATGGTAAAGTATATAAAATAATATAAATAATATAATGGGTAAGATCATTGAAAATGGTCTTAATATTAAAGAAAACGAAGACTATTCATAGGCGTAGTTTTAATTCAAGATTTGTTGTCCCACCACTGACGTTCAGGCCGTTACGTTTTGAGTCGCTCTTCTATGTCTTATCAAAACTGTCATAAAACAAAAAACCTTGTATCCTATTTCTCTCAAACCGGATACAAGGCCGTGCATTTTCTTATTTGAACATATGATGAAAAATCATATCTTTGCACTAAAGAACATAATTATGGAGACAAAGTTAATCGAAATAATAGATCCTCACAAGTTACACGACGAACTCTTTAAGAAAGAGCAAGTCTCTCCGATAGAAGTTATCTACAATAGTTTCAGTAATTTAGGGTACAATGTGGTACGCCGCCCAGCTGGTCAATGTTTAGGAAATTTGAGATATTTTAACCTGTTTTACGATAAGAATACTCATCATTTTTATCAGAAGGATAAGAAGTTGAGATATTTTATTGACATACTCCCATAGCTAAAGCAAACGGGATTCTTGGATGCAAACGTATGGAACCCCTGCATTTCTGCAACCGGAATTACCCATACTCTCCAATTCGGAAATGCCCTTCCGAAGTATATTACGGGCTGCAAGAATATCACGGTCGTTAACCGCACCGCACGCCGGGCATACCCACGTGCGGTCGCGTAACGACAGACCTTTATTAATGCAGCCACATTCACAAGTTTTGGAAGAAGGATACCATTTATCAA